AAGATAAAGCCGGGTAACTATTGGTGGGAAGCAGGAGGTACGACAACATGGGGAGGTAGCGGAACCGGGACATGGAATTATCCGAACCGTTCCACCACCTCAATCTCTCTCATCAAAGACCAGTCCATAACAATAGAGGCTCTAAAGGTAGGGGTGTGGGTAAAGGATGAATGGAGTGGTGGAGATGCTGTCGCCGTTACAAGAAAAAATTCATATACCGGGTTAGTGTATCACAATAATATAACAAGTTCAGAAGTAACAGAAAATAAAAGATATCCAAGTTCTTCTTGTTCTATGGTCTTGACTTACAATACAAATGACAGCTCTGTAAACCAAGATGTTCCGCAAGGTAAAACAATTATTTCTTTGGGAATAGACCCAGATAATTTTTTATATACACATATGAGTGTTTTGGCTCCAGGACTTCCTAATGTCTTTAGTGATAACAGATTGTCGGGATATTATTATATGCAAGGAAGCTTGTATCTCAGTAAAAGTTCTGACGGTGATTTTCAAAATATTGTAGGAACCTTTCTCAGTGATTCTTCTGCATATAGAATAACATGGATGGAATTTAATGTAAGACGTAGAAGTCTAAATTATCTCAAAATTGATGTTTTTGGCCAAGCAGATAATTGGATATTTAATTTTAGCAATAATTATTCTATACGTAATTCTATCACACAACTTTTTACAAGAGACGAATCAGATATTCTACATAATGAATATTCATATGATAACTGTTATATTACACCGATATATAATACAGCAATCAATCTGGTAAGATTTAAAATTAACTCATGGAGCATAGGTAGCGGTACAGCAGGTTATCAATTCGACATATATTCTTCGGTGACAGTTTCAAAAGTATTCAAAATCCTTTTTTATAAAAAACTACATATTGATTATAAAAATAGAATATTAATAATATTAGGTTTCGGCCCAGATTCATCTGCTACATCAAACCCTGGAGGAATTAATATGGTTGGGATACTTATATTTAGAGGTGCTCCTACATGGAATTATATAGATGATAGTCAAGGAAATAATTTTTGGTTTTTTTACAATAATATTCCTTCTGCAATTACAGATGATTTTGGTTTGAATGCTTGGGTAACAACAGATATGAAGACACTGATGTATTGCAAAAGGGGGAATTACGGAATAGGGAAAGGTATTAATACAGTTACAAGTTCAAATTCACTTTTTAGCGTAAATATTGGTTGGAATGAGATTGCTACTTATTCCATTAACGATAGCTCTACAGCAGATTTGAGAAATACACTTGCAAATTATTATGTACTTGAAATTCAGTTTAATAAGAATGAAAATAAAATGATTGTTCTCTGTAACGATACAGTAGGAGCACAAGGAGGAAAGACATTAGACCAATATATAGAAGGTATTCATCCAACTCATTTATTTACATTTGTGTATAACGGTAAAAAATGGGTAAATATACCTTATAGTACATTAGGATTTACTAATTTCTGGAATAAATATATATCCTCTGGAAGTTCTGGTGCAAAATACAAACCATTCTTTAATGTCAATCCTAATTATCTTGGTTCTTGGGATATGAGTTATTCCTTCCCTTCATATAACGAAAATATGACAGCTTATTACGCTAAACTGACTTTCGGAGACTAATAAATAAGTGTTCATATTAATTAAGGTAACTATATACCATTTACATCAAGAATGTTTAGGTATATAGTTACTTTGTTAAAATCAATCACCAAATGTTAATGTTCCTTGATATGCTGTATAAATCCTTTCCATAGCAGGATAGATGTAGCTAATCTTTAATTTACCTTCATAGTTAGGAGAAATAATAAACGGAGGTTTAAATCCCGAATTTGTTTTGCCAGACATAGAATTTTGATACGTGTTCCATATATCAGTTAATCCTACTAAAGATTGAGACAGTTGAACCCATTTTTTACCGTTATATACAAATGCAAATATATGAGTAGGAGAACAACCATTTACATAATCATTATTAACTACCTTTCTAAATGCACCTTGTGTGTCATTACAAAGAACAAGTATTTTGTTATTATTCTTATTAAACTGAATTTCAAGTACATAATAATTTGCAAGTGTATTTCTCAAATCTAAAGTCGAGTCATCGTCTTGATAATAAGTAGTTGAAGACCAACCATTCATATCAAAAAGTGCATTTACTCCTCTTACTGTACCAAGTCCTTTTTTATCAAAATAATTTGATTCATTTTTTATTAAAGGAGTATGAAAGAACCATTTTAAATCTGGTGAAACCCAGCCGTTTGTGCCCATATTATCATTAACAGAAGAAGGGATGTTTTCAAATGACCTATATCTATGATTGATAGCACCTAATAATTGGATATCTCCATTATAAGTTATTATAAAACATCTCCATTGGTCTGATGTTCTTGCAAATCCCAGAATAATGATTTTAACTTCATCGGCAGAAGAATTGTATTTATAATATATTCTTTTTGTAAGAAAATTATATTGATAAGATTGCACTGTTTTATCTAAATAAATATCAATTATATCAATATTTTCTATATTGGTATAATTACTTTGTTTCATTATACTTAAATAAATTCTATTGTCTCTTTCAGCAGAAGATGTAATATAATAACCGTAATTATAATTAGAACCATCCGCTTCAAAAGCTGAAATAGAACATAATGTATTATTTATCGAATACATATTAAAACTTTCATCTACCCAAATTTGGTTTATCGGATATTCGCTCCAACCTAAATTCATTAATGAAGAAGAAAATTCATTAACTCGTAATACATTAAATTGTACACTATAATAACGTTGAAGATTCTTAATAATAGCTGCATATAAACCAAAATATATTCTATCGGATTCTTTTTTAAAATAAGTTATTCCACTGGAAACTACTTGAACCTCTTGTAAATATTGATAATCATAATCATTAAACAATGAATCCCAATCACCCGTCATTGTTTTGTTATTAGGTCGGAATACCACATTTTTTAATAAGTTTCTATTATTGGCTACATCTTGAGTTCTACCAAATGAAAATAAAAATTTATTATTTTCATTAAAATCTATATCTGTAAATATAGAACGATTGTTACTTGGCATAGCGCCACTCGTTTGATATCTGGCGTCAAATCCCGTGTAATCTGTCTCCGAACCATTCATATTTGTATATGTCGCAAAGTCCTTTACCCACACCCCTACCTTTAGAGCCTCTATTGTTATGGACTGGTCTTTGATGAGAGAGATTGAATAAAATTCATAGTATTTGTTTTAAAAAGGAAAAGTTGTATCTTTACGAAAAGAAATATCGATATTAATCAACATGAAAAGTAAAGAAGAAAAGAATCCATGTGGTGGATTGTTTTTACCACAAGCTTCATCTATATATAATAGTTTAATGTTCAGTCGTTTTTTTGAAGAAAACGATAAAGCTGTTATGGGTTGGGCTGAAAATGTATTGGCGAAATTAGAAGGAAGTCGAATTCTTCCTACATTTCTCAATAAGAAGAATAATCCTGATTTTCAAGCTTTTTGGGGAACTATAACTCATCTATTCGCATTGATAGTTTTATATGCACGTAAATATAAAGAAATAGATACAAACCAGATATTGTTTGAGATGTTTATTCAAAATAGAGGTCTTGTAACAAATATGGTAGATGACCAAGAACAAATGGAATATCTATTTTATAACTATCTGGAAGAATATTCAAAAAGAGGTCGTTTGGATATTATAAACAAAGAAGGTGAGATTCTTGGTGAACTTTTACGATTAATTCGATACAATTCATTAGATGAATTTATTTTTGCTTTACTTAAACCAGAAGCTACTGGATGGTCGATGGGATATAGTTCACCTACATGGAATAGAACTGATACTGTAATGAATGTTTCTAAAGGATATGAATTTACTTCAAGTGTAGAAGATTTGAATAATTATCCTTTATTGATACCTGAAAGTATCAATTTAACACAAGATGAAAATGGAAGCGATGAGATTTTCAATGCTATGACTTTTTTTGGTAATCAAGCTGTAGGCATTGATGGTAGAGTAGATTTAGAAAAACTTATCATTATAGACCCTAATTTAAGTTATGAAATCTCGTTGCAAGTAAAAGTTTCTTCATTGGAAAATCAAAATTTAAAGTTTGGTGTTGCAGGATATGAAACGACAGATGGAGATGCATTACCGATGGGAGTGATTGAAAATGGAGCTATTACTGGAAATTCAATGTGGTTTCATACTGCTGATTATATAGAGTTTCAGAATGATAATATATATTATCATATAAAAGGACTTCTTCTTTCGAATAATGAAAAATTTATAGAAGCACCGAAATTGAACTTTTCAACAGGTAGAGCGTTGTCAATTTTACCTAATATGAAATATATAGCACCTATTTTTATTCAAGAGAGAGAAGTAGGTGTAAGTTCTCCTTATGTGTATGTATATGATTTTAAAGTAAAACCATTATATCTTCCGTTTTCCCAAGGATATTTAGGAGAAAGAGATATTATTGCAGCGTATTATAAGAACAATGCTTATCAAGAGAAATTTTCAATAGAAACCTTTCTTAAGAATTATTTGATAGGATATAAGAATATCTTTGGAAGTGAATTAATCAGACCTTATGAAGGAGAAGAAACTTATAGAATACTTTTTAAAGTGTTTTCTAATAGAAACAAATACATTCCTAATGCCATTATAACAATAAACGGTGAAGAGCTTAAAACAAATGTAAACGGTGAAACTTCGATTATTCTTCCAAGAGGTCATTGGTATTATAGTGTAGAGGCAGAAAACTTTGAAAATGTAGAAAACACTCTATTAGTAGAAAAGGATGCTATAGAATATATTCAATTGATTGGTGCAGCTTACGAGAGAGTTGTTACAATCTTTGTAAGAGATAAAGAGACTAAAGATTTTCTTTCAGGTGCAAAGGTTGTTTTTGCTGGTATTACAAAGTATACAGGAGCGAGTGGGATAGTCACATTTGAAGTTTTCCCAGGTATTTATCAATATTCGGCAGAGCTTGAAGATTATTATCCTATTAGAAGAAGTACAGAAATTGTCGATTCTACTAATATTGAACTCGAAATGGAAGAAATTCCATATTATAATGTGACATTCAGAGTTCGTACTGGAGTTGACCCTGTTCCAGGAGCTTCTATATTAGTAACTGGAGATGAAATTGAAAATCAAACTGGTTCTACAAATACACAAGGTATTGCTACTGGGTTTGTATTAGCTGCAGGAACATATAGATATAAGGTAGTTAAAGAAGGTTATGTTACAAAAGAGGAAGAATTTACAATATATAGCAATGCGATAATCGATGTTCAGTTTAATCCTATACCTAAGTATACAGTAACATTCGTTGTAAGAAGTAATGCATTGCCAGTTGCTAAAGCTAATGTCACTTTTAATGGAGTAACGCTTCAAACAAATGCGAATGGTCTTGTTTCGTTTATTGATATTGCTGGTACATATAATTGGCAAGTAGAAAAAACTGAATTCTATACACAACAAGGTCAGATAACCATTGTAGATAAAGATATAACAAAAGAGATTGATTTTATTCAAAGAGGTTATTTAGTTGATTTTGAAGTTGTTGATTCGGAAACTAAACTTCCACTTGAAGGTGTTGATATTACAGTTGGTACTGAAGTTATCACTACAACTTCTTCAGGTCAAGCGCAATTTGTTAGAATTTCAGGTGGTTATAACTGGACAGCAAGAAAAGATGGTTATTATTTACAACAAGGTGTTGTAACAGTTAACGGTGCTGACGCAAAAGTGAAAGTTGAATTAAGACTTATTTCGTACAACATTGTATTTACTGTCAGAATAGATAATGTTCCGGTAAAGAATCAGCCTGTCGTATTAGGTGCAGGAGATTCTCTACAGACAATCAATACAGATGCGAATGGTAACGCTATCTTCAATAAGGTCCCAGGTAATTATCCGTGGAGTGTAACAAAATCAGGATACGAACCGAGAAATGGAACTGCCGTTGTGATAGATAAACCTATTGCAATTACTGTTGACCTTGTAAAACAGACTGGAACTTTGACAGTGACAGTGGTTGACGTTACAACAGAAGCCTCTATACAGAATGCAGTAGTGACAATCAATGGTGAGACAAAGTATTCTAATGCTAATGGTATTGCAGGGAATTGGACGCTTGAGTTAGGTGTATGGGAATGGACTGCTTCTCAACCAGATTACAATAATGCAAAAGGAAATGTTAATATTGTAGCTGGAAATAATGAATATACTATAAAGATGGCAGAAAAAGCAGCAGTACCGTTTAATGTGACGTTTGCAGCTACTATAGGAAGTGCACAGGCTTCTGGAGCGACAATTGAGATTGTAGGACAAAGTGAAAAGTTGACGACGAACGAATTAGGTTTAGTATCTACACAATTGTTTTCAGGTACATACGATTATGTGGCAAAATATCGTTATTGTTATGATGTAGTAAATTCATTCTCTATATACAATTCAGATGTACGTGTTCCTATCAATTTTCAAGTAAAGAGAGTCGATGTAACCATACACGTAGTAGACGGTGGGAATAGAGGTATAAGTAATGCACAAGTGTCATTTAGGGGACAAATACAATATACTGATTCAAGTGGTGATGCGGTATTTAATGTAGAAGCTGGTGATTCAGGTACAGCCACAGCAAGTAAATTGCCACAATATAGTGAAAATAGTACGTTTGTATCGGTAGGGGAATATAATACGAGTGCAACGATAGTTCTTGGAGTCAACACTTATAAGGTCATTTTCGATGTAGTAGATGAGAAAGGAATTTCTATAAGAGATGTACGTATTACTCTTGGTAGTTATACGAAAAATACAGATGGTGCAGGACGAGCAGTATTTGGTCCATATGTACCTCCACAGAGTTTTAGTTGGCAAGCATCAAAAGCTGGATATCAAAGTCAGAATGGTTCGGCAAGTATAAGTAACGACGACGTCTATGTGAATGTCGTGATGGTAAGGAATAAGTGTCAAGTCACTTATAACGTACGAACAAAGACTGGTACACCTATTTCAGGAGTAACAGTAGAAGATAATGTAAGTTCTGGTGTAACAAGTTCTTCAGGTACATTATCATGGTTGGTACCTTGTAACGATACTTATGCGTGGGTAGCAACAAGTCAGAATTACTTTACAGAAAGCGGAAGTTATTTTGTAGGACCAGAAGAATTCAGTAAAACCATAAACATTATCATGGAAGATGGTGCAGTACTGGAAGTAAGTGTATCAAATGGTACAAGTCTGACGTTGCCAGTGTTAAATACATCTTCAATGGGACTTAACAATTTACGTGTCAAATGGGGAGATGGTAGCCAGACATTAGGAACAAGTTCACACACCTATAGTTCAGAAGGAACGAAAATAATATTGTTTGACTTTAATGGAATGTCAGCTAATTTATCATGGAGTGCAGATGGATTTTCAAGTTTTCAGAACTGTTTGACAAAAGTAATAAAATGGTTTATTGAAGATGTAAGAACATCATGGAATAAAGGAGCATTTAAAAATTGTAGCAGTCTTCAATCTGTTGTAAGTTGGACTACAAGTCTTATGAGTGGTTCAGCAGATTCATTCTTTTATGGATGTAGTAGTTTAAAAAGTGTTCCGGCAGGATTATTTGAATTTGTGACAAGTGGTACGTTTGTGAGTACATATAGAAATAGTGGATTGAGTGGCTCAGTGAACTTATCAAGTGTGCTTGGAGGCAATTTGATAAACGATTATTCCTATTGTTTCTACGGATGTGAGAGTATATCTTCAGTAAATGGACAATTAAGGACTTCAAGTAGTGGAACATCTCTTAACTACATGTTTACTGGATGCAGCGGGATGTCAAGTATAAGTAATGATATTGGGGCGACGAATATAAAAACATGTATATACATGTTTTCCAGTTGTTCTAATTTGCAATCACCGTGCAGAATAACGTTCAAATATCTTTCGGGAGAGACAATAAACGCATACGGTTTTTGTGATGCTTCGGGTGTATCGTCGTTGCCGAACAATATGTTTTCCGGGACCGTAGGTGAATTGTTTTTGGGACAGGCGTTTTATAAATGTACCAATCTGTCAAGTGTAAGTTCAGGTGCATTCAATTATACGACGAATGGAGGTACACAATGTAATGAAACATTCTATGGTTGTACAAGCTTGCTGAATGTAAGTGGTGTGACAATTCCTGATATCAGGAACGCATCCGGTATGTTCCAGAATAGCGGCTTGACTACGATAACATCATCTTTATTCTCTGATTCTCCCTATTGCGAATCTTATGCACATTGCTTCAGCGGTTGTAGGAATCTGAGGACGGCAGGCTCGCAGGGCAGTCCTATCACACCGCCCGAACATTCGGTGACAGTGAATATCAATAGCATGTTTGAAGGGTGCAGCAACTTACAATCGGCAGAATATGCTTTCGGTGATGTAACTGTGAATAAAGCTGGGCCTACGGGAACTGATAATAGTTATATAGAATCGGGGGTACTGAAACATATAGACAGTTGTACAAACACATTCAGCGGTTGTTCAAATATGACGTCTCAACCGAGATGGGATTGTATAGTAGCCGGAGTAAAATTGCCGTCAGCTTATATGCCTCTGTTTTATTATTTTAAGAGAATATTCCAACCATATCAATTCGGTTTCCCGGATGTCGACAGTATATCCAAAAGCGGATGTTTCAGAGGATGTACAAAGATGAATGGTTACGACCAATATATTAGTACTTGTCCAGAATGGTTCTAATTTTGTAAATAAAAATTTATAAATATATGGCGCAGATAAATGTTAACAGAAACACTTTCTTAGAAAAAGAAGAAGTGATGAATATGCAGTCTTTCCTACAGAACTCTTTGCTTGGAAAGATTCTTATTGCCGGAAGTTATACATTCGGCATAGTGACAAACAACCCTAAGAAATTTGACCCTGATTTTGTCACAAATGATGATTTTATTGATAATAAAGTTTTTGAAGTTGAAGTAGGAACTCAAGGTGGTACAATCAAGATTCTTCCAGGCATGGCTGTAAATGCGTTAGGTCAAGTTATTAATCTAACAAGTATTTACGATAATCTTACTGTACCATCTGATAGTGTTTATTATTGGTTAAAAGTAGGTTATTCTACTAAAAACTATGAAAATGGACTTGTGAGCATAAATCAAAAAGGAGTTGTAACTGGTACAGTTGATTTTTCTGGTAAAGTAAGAGGTCAATCGGGTAAGACTCCGGTAGCAATCAGATTTATGAAAGATGATGGTTCTCAACCATTGAATAATGGAGTATATGAAATTGTAAACGTGATTGATAATAAAAACTTGGTTTTGACATCTGAATCAGATTTTGTGGCAGAATCAAATCTTCAGGTGATTATTCTTGGTACAATTCCGTTAGGAAAAGTGTTTACAGATAAACAACTTGAAGGTCTCTATACATATGATTATTATACATTCAGTCTTGTTCAAGAAGTGACATTAGAGCAACCACCTACAAAATCTTCGAATGAGTTTTATCTTGCTCGAGTAAGAAACAATGGAGGAACAGTATCAGTTGATAATACAGTCAAATCAGAGTTTTGGTCACTTGCTAATTTTCCGAAATCTAAATCCTAAGAGTTATGCAATTGTTTTACACAGTAAGTTCAGAATATCTCGCAGCTCAATCTAAACCAATGAATTCATTGGGAGGTTATGTATCATCTACAAAAGTTCCTAATGATGTATTCGGTAATTTATTTGATGAATTGAGTCTGAGAACAGTTAAAGATGCTAAGACAGAGTATCGCGCAATTGTATTGAAAAATGAGAGTAATAAAGTTGCTCAGAATGTTCAATTATGGTTTGTTGTTCCTGAGAATACATATTGTTCTTGTAAGATAGGTGCAACACTTTTAAATCAGAATGAAGATGGTTCTCAATACATGGAATCAATACCAAGTATATATAGTGCACCATTCAATACTCAATTGTATGATGCTACAGAAGAAGATAAGGTCACAATCGGTAATATGGAACCTGGACAAATGATTGGTTTATGGATATCGAGAAGTGTTGACAAAGAGAAAGCTATTGAAGATTACAATAACGTTGCTGAACGAGATTTGACGACTCAATCTCGTTATAAGCCGGTAACACATAATAAAGAAGAGACACTAAGTCTTGAAATTTCGTGGGATTGATAATAAATGTTTTGTATCTTTAGGCACGAGAAAGGACGAATTTTCGTCCTTTCTTTTACATCAATAAGATACCAACTTTTTATGACAGAAGAATTTGTAGAAATATTCGAGTATTTGATGCAGAAGGTTTATTCGCCGTATTATCATGTGAAGATGACTTCAAGGAATGTGAATGCGATAAAACGGTTTTTTGAAAATTCAAAAATTGATTCTGTAGATGAAATATGGAAATATTTATTGTTTCAACTTGTTTTATCTATGAATAGATATTCGAGTAGATATTCCGTAACGTTATTGAAATGTATAAGTATAAACGCTATAAAACGATGGAATGAAAGAACTGAAGAAAAGATGTTTCTTGTGTCAAAATTTCAGCGTGTAAGAAGACTTGAAAACCCTCTACAAAATAAAGTTCATCTCTATTCAGAGAGATATCTGAATGAGCAACGAAAAAAGTATTGGAATACACCGAGAGGTTTTATTCATTGTGGAGAATTCAACGGAATATTGTATCACAAGATAAGGTGTTCTGGATGTAGATATAAAGAATCATGTGAAAAGGCATTAGAATTATGACGTATTATAAAAAAATAAAGGAAGAGGTTAGACCGTGTGTTTCTTGTAATGAAAATCATCTGATATATGACAGAAATAAATGGTTATGTAAAGATTGTTATAACAAGAAAAAACAAGAGAAATTAAACAGAAAAACACTTGAGACAAGAAAGAATGATTTAAATGCACTTTTTGAAGAGATATGGTCAAATCGTCCTCATTATTGTTTTCATTGTGGTAAATATCTTGGGTCAGAACCTAAAGCGATTTATTTCAGTCATATTCTTTCGAGAGGTGCACATCCGGCATTGAGATGTGATGAAGAGAATGTTGTATTAGCATGTAGAGATTGTCATTACATCTATGATTTTGGTGATAAAAGTAAGTTACAGAGACAGATTCCTGAAGAGTTGATTGAAAAACTTTTAAAGAAAGAGAAAGATGAGTACAGATAAAGAAGTGATTGAATTGTGTAAGATAGTCCTTGAGAATGTAGGTGTAAAGAGGATGGCTAATAGGATTGGAGAATATCTCGAGAATCCTTCTTCAAAAACAATAATACAAGAACTCTACGATGAAGCGTTGAATTGGGATGGTTTCAATGAAAATTTCAAAAAGAGAAATATTGTACTCGGAAATAATCTGAGTATCTTGAAATTTTTTATAATTACATTTCAAAAAGATTTCAATGAAAATGGTGAACCTGTAATAATTATAAACAAACTTGAAGACGAAACAGCTTCATTCAAGGATAACCCTATAAAGAATCTCTATATCATATATAAGAATGAAGAAGATAGAGATATTGATTACGAAAGATTGTTATTAATGAGATGATATGGAAAAGAGGATTTTATTAGAAAATGTAAATGCAGGAGGAATACTTGTATGGTTGAATGAAAATTTCGAAAAAGAGAATGGAAAGAAATTCAATCGTAATGATGTAACCTTCTATATTATAAGAAGAAAATTACCTGCTTATCTTGGTGATATATCAATAGAATTAGTACCAAGAAAACATTGTACGATTAAAATGTACAATGTTGTAACTTCAGACCCTAATGTTATTAATATTGAATAATTATGAAAACTTCGTCGAATTACGTGATTGTATATGATTTCGAGACTGGTAATCTATGGAATAGTAAGTGTATCGCATTTGATAATGCACCATTGGTTGAACTTGCGATGGTTTGCGTCGACATGAATAAACTTGAAATAATTGATGAGGTGGATTTGATTTTTCCATATGGATACAAAGAAGACCTTGTATATTCACAACAAGCACTCGAAACTCATGGTATAACAAAAGAAATTCAGGATGAGAATTCTGTTCCATTGAAAGACATCTATAAGACATGTAAACAATGGTTTACTAAATATAAGAATCCAAGACAATTATGTACACTTGCAGGACATAATATCGTAGGGTTCGATAACCCTTTTATGAAGAATTTTTTTGCCTATATGAAGGATGATATAGACAATTATGTAAAGTATTATATTGATACAATGCAAATTGCTCATATGGCAGCTTTGGAACAAATGAATTATCAACTTGGGACATGTTGTCAATTAGCTGGCATTGACCTCGTAGATGCACATAGAGCATTGAATGATACAAAAGCAAATGCTCAATTGTTTATTTCGTATGTCAAGAAATTGAGAGGTGAAGGCCAGCAATCGAATGTTGAAAAGAAAGAAGAAAGATATAGAGAAAGTTTCCAATTATGCTAACATTAGACGGTAAAGATTTGTTGTCTGGCAATCAACTCAGTCATTTGTGTGAGAATGTTGACAAGATAATAGAAAATCTTCCAGGCAAAGCATTGAATCAGCTTCTTGAAGGATATGAGAATGATGTAGACAAAATGCTACGTGAAATGCTTGTCCAAGCAGAGAGGACGATGTATCTTGGAAGAACGCTTGATTCTGAAAATTTGAATTACGTTGAGAATGTCAAAGCCTCGATGGATACAACACTGAAGATTCTTTCATTTAATTACTTTAAATTGACTATGCTTCCTAAGTTTAGAATGGGATGGAGGAATGTTGAATGGGGCAATTTAACGCAGTTGTATCCGTGGAGCTGTTATTTGTGTGCTCGCGCAGGTGGCAAAAGTTTTGAATGGTCTTATGCATTTGTACTTTGGAGATTATGGAGTTATTGTAAGCCAACTTTATGGAGACCTGATACGATAGATAATGCAAATAGAAAAGAAACTTGTTATATAACTTCAACGATGACATTAGCTAAAGTTCAGATAGCTAAAGTAAGAGAAGAAATCGAAACGAATGACCTTCTGAGAGAAAAACTAAATCCTAATAATAAAGCATCTATTGGTGAAACTGGTATAACGACAGAAACTGGTAGTATTCTTCATGTTCGTGGTAGGGATGGTTTTATTCGTGGATTACACGTAGGTGCAACAGTTTGTGATGATATGCCGGATGAAAGTTCTCTTTATTCTGATGAACAGAGAGAAAAATTAAAAGAACTGATTAAAGGTACTATAGAGCCGATTGTTGAACCTTATGGTTACTTTTTAGTTTGTGGAACTCCTTATTCTTCTGCACCTAATGAGTTATATCAAGTACTGAAAGCAGATAAGCGCTTCTATTGTTTTGAATATCCGATTATATTTCCTGACGGAAGACCACTTGCTCCAGACCGATATACATTTGACCAAATCTTGATGAAGAAAGAAGAACTTGGTACAATTGTATTCAATCGTGAGTACTTGGTAGTACCTATCAGTGATTCTTCGACAATATTCCCATATGAATATCTAATGAGAAGTATCGTCGGAATGGAGAATGTGAGATTTGCAACGTCAATAGATGACTATCCTTTCAAATTAGTGAGAGTTCATATTGGAGTTGATTTTGCTGTATCTGGTAATATTGGTGCTGACTATACTGTTTATAGTGTATGGGGTATCGATACAATGAAGAATTATTATCTACTTTATTATTATAGACAAAGAGGAATGTCTCATAATGAACAGATAGATAAGATTGTTCAACTCGATAGATTATTCAGACCGAATAAAATTAGGTGTGAAGCAAATGGATTTCAGTCCATACTTTCTGGATTAGCACAAGAAAGAGGGTTAAAAAACATAGAGCCTTTCACGACAACAGAAGGAAATAAGAAAGACCTTTACACTGGTTTACCAAGCCTTTCAGCAATGTTCGAAAGAGGACAAATAAAGTGTCCTTATGCACCTGGTGAAACAAAGCAAGCTGTTGATATAATGTTCGGAGAGTTTTCCTCTATTACATTTAAAAGTGATAATGGAAAACTTGAAGCTGCGTCGGGACACGACGATGTGGTACTCAGTAGCTTCCTGAGTATCAATAGTTTACGTGAAGACGAGAAAGAAATTAAAGTTAGTATAGATTTAGTATAAATATGGCGATGAAATTAAGTGCCAACTTTATGGCAGAATTGTTCAAGTTAATCTATCTTGACCCTACACTGACTCAGATAGCATGTACAAACTTGACATATCAATTGATACCTAAAGAGTGGCCAGGATATAAATATCTTCTGAGAGAAGCTATTGAAACATTTACTGATAAAGAAACAGTTCCATCTTTAGGAGCTGTTTCTCAAAAATATATTGATAATGATTTTGTTCAAGAAACAATTCATGAAATTCAAAGTGCTTCAAAAGTTGATAAAGAAATAATCATAGACCAACTCGAATCTTATATTAAGGATGTAGAATTTCAATTACTCTCTAAGAAAGTACATGACCTTTATGAAGAAGGAAAGAAGGAAGAAGCTATACGGGTAAACGCAGAAGAGAGTCAAAGGATACTTTCTCTATCATTAAGACACGACGGAGGTAGTTTTCAGCAAGTCTTCAATGGATTTGATTTACGAATGAGAAAAAGACGTGAATCAATTGATTCGAGTAATATCTCTGAGAAAATAACACTTGGGATTGATAGACTTGATGAATTGTCTTATGGAGGAGCTTCTATTGAAGATACTGTATTATGGATTATGAGGTCAGGTATCGGAAAATCAACTGTTCTTAGACATCACGGAATGCAAGCAGCTTTGGATGGAAATTCTGTTTTACATATACAGCTTGAAGGTGGAATTCAAGCATGCCTCGATAGATACGACCAATATTGGACAAATCAACCCTACAATGATATAAGACAAGGATATCTTAAGACTGAAGACCAGAATAAGATTCAACAGACATGGAAAGCTATGAAAGAGTTTGGTCAAGATATTGACGTCTATGGATTTGAAAAGTTTGGTGAAGCGACGATGGTAGATATAAGGAACTTGATTCTTGATTATCATAAAGAACATCAATATTTCCCAAGAGTACTTATTCTTGATTCATTAGACCTTGTTGCTACAGGAATAAACAAGACTATTGACAATAATCCTTCATTCAAGAAAGACAAGTTGCAAACTTGTGCCCAATTATTCAAGAATATATGTGTAGAATTCAAGATGGTAGGATTTACTGCGACTCAAGCAAGTAACGTCCCTATAGAGATATGGGATAATGCTGATAAAGTTATTGATAGAAGTTATACAGAAGGTGATAAGACTCTTGTAAAACCGTTTTCATTTGTATTTACTGGTAATCAGACGAGAGAGGAAAAGAGACAAGAATTGATGCGTATATATATTGATAAATTACGTGATTATAAAGAGTCTCATGAAATACTGCCTATTGCAACGAATTATGATAAAGGACGATTCTATAGCAGAAGCAGGACAATCGATTTGTTCAATAATACACCTAAGAAAACTAAGAAATCAGAATCAAAGTCTGAAAAAGAAAAGTTACATAAAGTAAGTAGAGCAAAAACAGTATAACAATGTTTAGAATTGATAAAGATGAATTAATATCAGAACTTTCATTAACTCCGAACGGTTCTGCAGGTTGGTTGACTAATAAGGATGAAGTATGTCCTTTTTGCGGTAAAGGTGGTAAAAAATGGGGAATTCATTTTAATGATGCAGGTAATAATGGGGTATTTTTTTGTTTTAAATGCGGTCATAAGACTAATCTGAAGAATTTCCTTGAAAAAATAAATAGATTGGATTTAGCGAAGATAAACTATGAAAATAGTGTAAAAATCTCGAAGTTGACTCCTCTTATAAAAGAAAAAGATGAAGGGAATGAAAATCCTATAGAATTAACTGAATGTAAACTTCCTCGAAAGTTAGAATATCTTAAAGAAGATGAATACTTGAACAATCGAGGATTCAACAAAAGATACTATAAAGAATTCAAGCCAGCAATCACAAACTTCTTTCTTGATAAGAAATTACGCGACAAAATCATATTTCAATTTACAATGAACGGAAAGACGACAGCTTGGTTGGCACGTTCAAAGAAAAGTAAAGAATGGCACGAAAAGAACCTTAAAGCATTCAAAGAAGGTAAAGAAAAACTCGTTCTCCGATATGAAAACTCTACAGATGGATTTTCAAGAGTGTTAGGAGGATACGATAATATTACAGACACAACTGATACCATTATAATAGTTGAAGGTCTATTTGATTATATATCTGTAGATGATAAACTTCATCTTTATGAATCAGATGAGATAAAATGTATTTTTACATTTGGTAATAATATGGGTACAGAGCAGATAAAGTTATTGAGATTGAAAGGAAGTGTCAGAAACATTATCTTACTCTATGACCCTGATAAACCTGAGATGATAAAATCCACAGCTTTGACTTTACAGAAGTATTTCAATGTCGGAATTGCTTGTCTAAAAGACAAAAAGAAAGACCCAGGCGATGCATCTCAGGAAGAATTGCTCGAAGCATTAGATGAGATTATGGAGCCTATAAATTTTTATACAAATAATTTAGTCTAATTGTTGGACCGCGTGGTCCAAAGGTGTATCTTTACAGTGTAAAACAAAAGGAGATATAAATCATGAAATCACTTGAAGAACTTAAGAACAACATTTACGAGAAGATAAACGAAATCAGAAATTTCGATACTGACGACTCTAAAGTCTTTAATGAGGATGAGACATACAACTATGAGGAACTGGACGCTTATCTTGAAAGAAACAAGAAAAAGAACTATATGAAAGCCGCTTGCATGAGAATGATTAGGAATTATCTTGACAGATTGTATGACGGCTGGAAATTCTACGAGAAAGACTATTTGGTTTATGTGAATGACTTTAAAAGATTTGGATAATTAAAAATTTTAAGATATGAAAACTTATACAGTATATTTCAGTGAACCCGTAACGATGAAGTACAAGGGTGACAGATTCAACAAGGAATTGAAAAAGTGGGAATATGATGTAGACTGCGAGAAAACAAGTGTAATGTTCACCTTCCATTCCTTGGCACCTGCAAAGAAGCTGATTAAGGAAAATATGGATAAGTACATAGATTCCAGCATAATGAAGACGTGGGCAAACGGTGACTGGGAGAACCTGGGTCCGATAAAGCTTACCGGGAACAACAAGACTTTTGTAGCCAATACCCGACAAAGGGTCGCAAATTATTAAGTACACGGAAAGAAGGGGTGAAAATTGAAGTAGCCCCTATTTTCTTGACAATCAGTATAGATATTTTACAAAACTTAAAAATAAAAAGATTATGGATAGAGAAGAATTCCAGAAAAAGTACGATAACAGTATTCTGGTGTGCTGTACAGAAAACAGTATCAAGAAAGTATTCAATATTTGCGATTTAATGGACTTAACAGTCTCTAAATCAAAACAGATTACTGCTATATTGATAGGAGAACAAACAGAAAAAAGTCCATTGTTCCACGTGGAACAATTCCTCAGTGATTTCTACAGGGGGATAGAAGAAGGAGAAAGGAAAGAGACAAAGATGTTTGAACAGAGAATGAACAATGCTATATACAAGCTAAATCAGAAGTATGGAAACACGTATATAATCAAGGGAACCGATATGGCCACATTGATGTGCACAACGGAACTCGGCATGAATGCAGTCTATAAAGAGGGGGAAGATGTGATACTCATAGAAGAAAAGGGCAGCATACCATGTGTAAGACATTCTGCAAGACAGTTTATTACTGACGTGATGTCCGGCATGATTGACGTACTGGACCCATTCATAAACAAGGAGACAACGATTGAAATAAAGGAAGAAGAAGACACGGAAAACATGATTAGTGAAACAATCTTCCATCTCACCCATACCCTAACAAAGCTCCTGCATAAGGTATACGACATGGAAAGAATGGTCTATTCAATTGGATTCGGAAACAAGGAAAGGGTAATGATAGACAAGGACGATTTCTATGTGTTCCGGAAAGCGGTGCGCCTCCTATATATATGCAACAAGTGGGTAACGAAGGACAACGAGAAGCAATCCAAGGAACCGGATTTCAAGAAAGGAAACAAAATAATGTACACCATCAAGGACAGCAACAGCAACACATACCCGGTAAGAAGACTGTCGGAAAGGGTGTATGAATCAAAGGAACACGGCATCCTATTCATAACGGACGAAGAAAGGGTTGTGACTGGGATATATAAGGAGAAATAATAGGGTTACAATTAAGTAACCCTTTCTTTCCATATTGAAAGATAGTTTGTAGTTTTGCAAGCAAAAATTCGATATGGAAAAATCACGCAGTTTAACTAATGAAGAGTTTATAAAAATACTACAGTTAGAGTATTTAAGTTGTAAGTTAAGGTCAATTATTTACGATAGACCTGAATTCAAAAAGATGAATGAAGATATAGCAGAGAAAAAGAAATTCAAAATTTTAGACCTTTCAAAGAAATTCTTACTACCGAACATTTTTGAATTAGATGAAGCATTTGAATTTTTCTGGAAAAAAGAATTTATTCAAGAATACGGACTTCCAAATTTTCAGTATAATCCTAAATCAAAAGAATCAATATCTTATTGGGATAAATTTTATCTATTAAAACCAGGAGAAACGGTAATCTGGGAAGGAATTGAATATACCATCAAAGCTAATCATCCTAATGAAAATTCAGTGAGAATCTTGAAAAATGGAATCTCTTCTTTTGTGCCATATATTTACTTCAAAATCAAATTGCTATATACCCTTCCACTCGAAAAACTGAAGTGAATGTAGTATCTTTAAGCATTAATTCTAAAAAGAAAATTTTATGATTATTACAAAGACTTGTAGTATTTGTCATAGAGAAATTGACGTTAGAGAATTTTTAGAAAAAGATAGAACTCGAAAAAGATGGTTTTCATCCTTGGTGTAAGGAAATGTCAAAGAATAAAAAAGAAAGGAAAGTCGTAATAACAAATGAAATAGCAAAAAGAAGGTGAGAGAAGACGGCATAAAAAGTATGGTCAAAGGAAAAAAGGTAAAGAAACTCAAAACGAAAATACAAAAATCAACTTTCCAAAAAAAAATGAAAGCTTATTGTAAAAAAGATATCGAGAATCAGAAGCTGGTCGAAAATCTTACGAGAGAAGTAGATTAAAAAATCAAAAAAGAATCAGGCTATCAAAAAAAAACGTTATGCAAAAAAGAAAAAATGGGATAAATGATATATTGAGTATAGGTTGGTTAAAATTATTAAGAGGTCGAGTTCGTGCAACAATAACAAAAGGTTGTAAATCAGCACACACTCTCGAACTTCTTGGTTGTACAGTTGAAGAGTTTCGTCATCATCTCGAACAGCAATTCGAGCCAGGAATGACGTGGGATAATTGTCATAAATGGCATATCGACCATATCATTCCTTGTGCTTATTTTGACTTAACAAAAGAAGAAAACCAGCGCATTTGCTTCAATTACAGGAATTTACAGCCTCTATGGGCGAGAGATAATAGTGCGAAACAAGCAAAGGTTCCAGATAATGTCGAAGAATTAGTCGAATTTTTAAAACAAGAAATATATGGAAATTAGAAAATTATTTAATGTTGAAGCAGCTCAACATGTAGTTCGTAATGCAACAAGTCACAGATGTTCTCATTCTGTTCATAATCATGGTGCAATTGTAGAAGTATTTTTAACTTCAGACAAACTTGATAATGGAGGTATGATTGTGGATTTTGGAATTCTAAAAGGAACTATTAAACAATGGATTGATTCTTTCGACCATTGTATGTGTTTTTGGAATAAAGATAATGAGGAATATAAATCCGATATGAAAAAATGGAATAACCGTTGGATTGAACTTCCTATTAATCCTACTGCAGAAAATCTTGCTTTATATATGTGTTCTATAATCAATAGAATTATAAAAGCTACAAGATTTAATAACGGAGAAGGTAATGTGATTTGTTGTAAGGTTAGATATCATGAAACTTCAACTGGTTATGCTGAAGCTACGATAGATGACTTACATTTACTTCCTGATGATTTAACTACAGATTATTCTGTAGGAGTAACAAATGATTGGAGTATAGAATTATTCAATTGGTATCTCGATGGAAGACACCAGAAGAAAAATCCAGAAACAAAATGGTTTGAAAATCCTAAAGTAGAACAACAAGTTAAATAATGATGAGAAATATTGATTACGAAAAGAAAAGACCAATTATCGAGGTCTTTAATTCTATCGAAGGAGAAGGAAATACAGCAGGCGAAGCAACAATTTTTGTCCGTTTGTCTGGCTGCAATCTTCGTTGTTGTTTTGATAACAGTATATGTGATACCGCTTATTCCAGCTTTGCTCCTGAGAAAGGCAAGTACAACTATCAATCAGTTGTCGATATCATTGAGAAATATCCGATGACAACTGCACTTTCTATAAGTGGTGGAGAACCATTCTTACATCCAGATGTTGTTGCTGATTTGATTGAGATAGCTAACGATTACTGTATGGATGTTCTTATAGAGACGAACGGAACGCTTCTTGTAGATGAATCTATATTGAAAGAAATAGATTTGATTAATATCTCGCCGAAATTATCATCTTCAGAACCTACTGATGAGAAGCTCAAGAAACTTGGAATGAAATGGAGTCCAGCTTTGAAGAAACATGCTGTAGAAAGATTCAATATCGAAGCATTGTGGAATATGATTGAGCATGCAAAGGATTTCAGTTTGAAATATGTAGTTAGCAGAAAAGAAGATTTTAAAGAAATCGAAAAACAAATCCATGATTTGATGTTATACGATATCCAAAAGAAATCTCGTAAGAGATATTCTCAAGAATTCAATGGAACTGAGATATGGTTTGATACAAGATTCATTAATCCTTGGAATATAACGCTCATGCCCGCCGGTTCACGAAATGATGAATTAGACCAGAATAGACAGATGGTTGCCGAATATTGTGCAGAACATGGATATCGTTATTCAGATAGATTACAGATTATAATTTGGGGAACAAAACGAGGAGTTTAATATATGGAAAAGAAGATTAAAGCTGGACAGAATGTAGTTCTATCCGAAGAAGAAAAGAAAGAAATGTTAATCAACGCTGAAGAAGCATATGGTAAGTTTCTTGAAGCATTAGGATATGATTGGAAGAATGACCCTAATATGGTCAAAACTCCTTGGCGAGTAGCTAAAATGATGGTTAATGAAATTACTTCAGGAGCTTACGAACAACAACCTCGCATTGCTACTTTTGAAGGTACAGGTTATACAGGAATGGTGACAGAGATGGGTATTAGAGTAAACTCACTTTGTAGTCATCATTTTTTACCATTTACCGGAATTTGCCACATTTCGTACATACCACAAGAAGGTGCAAATGTCATTGGACTCTCTAAATTGAATAGAGTTGTACATTGGTTTGCAAAGAGACCTCAACTTCAAGAACAACTGACTAAACAGATACATGATTGGTTAGCATCTATTTTTAAGGATAGTGTGAGAGGCATTGCTGTCTATATAGAAGCTGAACATATGTGTGTAAGTATGAGAGGTGCAGAAGATAATTCTTCTATGGTGACAAATTACTGTTCAGGATTGTTCTTAGATAACTCTATGAATAGTAGAGATGAGTTTTTGAGACAAATTCAGATATGGAAAACTAATCATAAATAATTTTTGAAACATGAATTACAAAGAGTATGAAAACAAGGCTATTACAACTAAAGCCTATCATGAGAAAGTAGCAATTCCTTATGTAGTATTAGGATTATGTGGTGAGTTGGGTGAAACTTATGAAAAGCTCGACCAAGTCGATAGTGTAGAAGATGAAAAGAAATTACTTGGAGAAATCTCTAAAGAAATCGGAGACCAATTATGGTACTTGGCAAGTATTCGGGTTGAATTAGACCTTCCTCTCGAAGAAGGTTGGAATTGGACAGAGAAAGAACCAGAACTTTCTGCTGCTTCTATTGGAGTTAAACTCCCTTCAGAAATAGGAAAGATTGCTGAGCAGGTGAAGAAGTGGTTGCGTGACGATTGGAAAGATGGTGAAGTGAATACTTTCCCTGAAAAGAGAAAAACTGCTGTTTTGAGCGCTTGGAAGAATATTTGGAAGTATCTCAATGGATTAGCTGATAGTCTCGGATTGGATATTGAAGAGATTGCTATTCAGAATAACGAGAAACTTGTATCAAGAAAACAAAGGAATGTCATTAATGGTGAAGGAGACAATCGATGATTAATCACAGAAGAATCAGTTTTTGTGGTGCCCAAGGCACTGGTAAGACGACACTGTTTGAAGCCGTTAAGAATGACGAGATGTTCAAAGGGTGGAACTTCTATTCAGAAGTTGTACGTCAGATGTTAGAAAGAGAAGAAGTTGTAATCAATGAAAATGGTAATTCTGAATCACAGAAGAAGATTTTTGATGCTTATAACGAAATTCTCGATAAGATGTTTGATAATCCTTCAGTAAGTGATAGATGTATTGTTGATGTTGCAGCTTACACTTCAAGATTGTTTGATACATGTAATCCTAAAGATGAAGATTACAATAAACTCAGTAACGAAGATTTTCGTGAAAGAAAAGAAGTTGTCCGTCGTAAGTATGAACTTTCATTGATTGTTTATTTCCCTATTGAATTTCCTCTTGTTGAAGATGGAGTAAGGTCAGTAGATGAACAGTTCCAGAAGGATGTCGACATGAAGATACAACAATTTTTGAAGAATTATGACATTCCTTATATTACAATTACTGGAAGTGTTGAAGAGAGACTCGAACAATTGAAAAAGGTAATCTTTTCTGAGAAATAAATTCGACCAAGTGTTGCTACATCTTTCAAAAGGTCGTATCTTCACAGTGTCAAAAGAACATTAATACAAAACATTTAAAATTAATCTATTATGGGAACAGTTAAAGAATCGTTACTGGTACTTCGTAAAAAAGCAAATGAGCTTGGTATTCCTAATTACGCAAAGTATTCAAAAGAAGAACTTGCAAAGTTGATTGAACAGAAAGAAGCTGGAATTTCAACTTATACAGACCCTGAAATGATTGCTTCTGATGAAGATGTTGCTGCTGAAGAGCAGATGGTTGCTGAGCATGCAGCAACAGTTGAAGAAGATGCTGAAGAACCTCGTCCTGAAGATGAGAAGAAGCGTAAAGAAGCTAAAAAGGAAGAAAAGAAAAATGCTAAAAAAGCTCCGAAAGCCAAGAAAGAACCTAAAGAAAAAGCTCCGAAAGCACCAAGAGAACCGAAAGTTAAATTGAATGTAAAACCGAAAGGTGAAAAACCTGAAAAGATGAGTGATATTTCTTCAAAGATTTATGATGAACTTTTGAAGAATGATGGTCGTTCTTTCTATCAGATTTCAAAGGAACTCTCAACATATTACACTGTAGTAAAACATGTATGTGAAAAGTTCTTTGATGTTGTTGAATAAGTAAACCCTTCTTTCTGAATATTTTTATGAAAAGGTTGAGGTACGAGAAATCTATCTCAGCCTTTTCTTTTTAACAGAATATTGTTATGAATGAACTATATGCAGATTTATTACAATATCTCGACGATAATTTTATTTCGTATGAAGAATTAGGTGATTTCGTCTTAAAAATCAATGATAGGACCTACGAGTTGTTTGAACCTATCAAATGGGATGACGATGAGAAAGGTATTCTTTTCGATGAAGAATTCCATTGGGCATGTGATTTGACAGATTGTAACTATTACATCTTCAGATTCGGTAGTATCTGGTATTCACTTGAGAAAGGAAAAGAAAAGAATGTCAAGCTTGAAAGAGTAAAATGGATTGGAAAAGCTCAATTAGATGATGAACTTTTCAGAATTTCAACTTATATAGGTATACATGGACCATTTGAATTAATGAATGGTGTAGGATTATACGACGAATGGTGTAAGAAAGCGAAATTCCTTGGTATCACAAGTCTTGGTTTGTGTGAAAAAGGTACACTTGCTGCAGCCATGAAATTCCAGAATGCATGTCAGAAAGCAGGTCTTCGTGCAATACAGGGATTGGAGATTAAAATCTTAAACGAACAGAAGGACCTTAAATACACTGTGAAAGCATTCGTGAAGAATAATGTTGGTTGGTCCAATTTATTGAAGTTGAATGAAATTATGAATACTGAAGATTCGTCATTTGTTTCTGAAGAGGAATTAGAAGAATATTGTGATGGATTGATTTTCATTTGGGACCCCAAAACGATTGCTTATAAAGACATTCCGAAGAATCTCCAAGAATTAACTTCCTATTACCAGTTAGATACGGTTATATATGAGAAAAACAGTCGCGATAGAGATTATCTCGATAATTTGAAGAAATTCTTTAAAAGCGATTTAAAACCAGTTGCAATGTGTGATGCTTATTATATTGAGAAGGAATGGAGTCCTATCAAAGATAAGTTGAACAAACTCGGTAAAGTACCGACGCACGAAAGTCACAATCAATACTTCAAGAATTATCAAGAGTATTTTGAAGAATTGAGTTATCTGTTTTCTGATGACGAGAAATTCTATGAAACATTTGAAAATGCAATAAGTAATCTTGAGGAAATTTCATTTGAATGTAACTTCGTCATTGAGACTCAAGTAAGACACATGCCTGTCTATCGTATGACAGATGAAGAAGCTCAACAATACGATAGTAATGTAGAAATGTTCGAAGACCTTATCTTCAAAGGTCTGGAGGAGCATCCTGAGATATTTGAGAAGTATAGTAACGATGTCATAGGTGAGAGACTTGAAAGAGAGATGAAAGTAATCGAAGATGGAGATGTTGTTGATTATTTCTTGACCCTACGCGATATTACCTCTTGGTGTAGAAAGAATGATATCTTAACTGGAGCGGGAAGGGGGAGCGGTTGTGGGAGTCTTGTTTCTTATTTATTAGGGCTTAATTTTGTCAATCCTCTTGATTATGATTTGTTGTTCGAAAGATTCTTGACAACGGGTCGTCTGATACGTCATGATAAAGTTGAGGAGGTCATCATAAATGAAAATGATGGCAAACCTATAACAATCAAGAGTTCAGATTTTGTGCGGATATTTAGAGGTGATGAGAAAATGATAATTAAAGCTGGTGAATTGCAAGAAGGAGATAAATTAGTTGATTACGAGAGCTGATTTTTTGGTGTAATTGTTGGACCGCGTGGTCCAAAGGTGTATCTTTACAGCATCAAAAGAGATAGAGTATTAACAATTAAAAATCGTAATTATGAAATTCAGCGAATTACCCATCGAAGTTCAAGAAAAGTTAAACGCAGAGCGTCTTGATTTGCGTAACCATCAAATAAATAATAAATACGAGGTTTTGTTATATAATCCATCAGGAACTCGTTATTTTCATGCAAGACGTCGTCAAAATTCGTGGCAAGACAATAAAGGTAATTATTTGCCGTTTGGAGGCGGTTCTGAATGGGAAGTGAAATATGGATTTACAGGTTTCATTCGTGAAAAGCAAATAATAGGTTACGATTATCGAATTGCTAAAGGAAAGACTTATTCGAAGTCTGCAAACGGAACAATTATTCCTTCTACTGTAAAGACTAAGAAAGAGGTAATTCTTCTTGCACATAAAATTGGTAATTTGATTTTTTGAATAATATGATAACGGTTAAAAATTTAAGAAAAGATATCCGGGAGATTACTACTTTAGGTAGTCTTCCAGATATTGATACTGACTTTTGCGGTCGAGAACGGCCTCGTGTTAAAGAGTATATGGAACAAAGATTCGGAGCATCTCAAGTTGTATCTCTTGGAACATATACTACAATGCAGCTCAAAGCAGCAATTACAGATTTAGCAAGATGTGAAGGTGTACCTATCCAGATAGTGAGAAGAATCACAGCTAAACTTCGGGACGAAGAAGGTATGAAAAGTGTTGAGGATTTTTTCGTATCAATATGTAAAGATACTGAATTGAGAGAATTCGTGAAATCTCATACCGAACTTATAAACGACATGATGATTTGTCTCAATACACCTAAAGCTGCTTCGATACATGCATGTGGTACTGTGATATTTCCTGATGAAAAGATATCAGCTCAATGGGTACCAATCAAAGAACAGAAAGGACTCAGTGTAACCGAATGGGAAGGTAGTGAAATAGAGGAAACCGGTTTTCTTAAAGAAGATATCCTTGGAATTGCTCAACTTGATAAGTTAGCTGATATGCTAAAGCTGATAGAGCAGAATCATGGAATCAAGTTAGACCTCTATAAAGATATTCCGTTGGACGACCCTATGGTTTTTGAATATATCAAGAAGGGATTTTTGAATGACGTTTTTCATTTCGGTGCAAAAGGATTATCGTCTTATTGTGTACAGATGCAACCTGAGAGTCTTGATGAGATGGGTATCTGTGCAGCACTTTATCGTCCAGGACCGATTGAGAATAATATTCATAACGAGTTTGTTTTAGCTAAGAGAGGTGAAATTGAGCATGAAGCTCCTATAGGTGGTGAAAAGGTTTTATCTAAGTCAAAAAATTTTCTTGTGTACCAAGAAGATATTATGAGACTTTGTCAGGAACTTGCTGATTTTGACTTAGAAACCACTGATAGTGTACGAAAATGTATTGGTAAAAAATTATTACAAAAAATCAAAACATTCGGTGATAAGTTCGTTGAAGGATACGTAAAGAAGTTTGGTGATAAAGGTGTAACTGAAGAATATGCAAGAGACCTCTGGAAACAGATGGAAGAGTTTGGTAAATATTCGTTCAACAAATCCCATGCGATTGCTTATTCAAGAAACGGTTACAATTGTATATGGCTTAAAGTCCATTATCCTATTGAGTTTTGGTCTGTGACATTTAGTTATGCTGAATTGAAAGATTATCCATATTATATCAATGAAATTCAAGAGTCAGGAGAAATCGAAATCCGACCAGTAGATATAAATAAGTCTGGTATCAATATTGTTTCAGATATCAAGACAAACAGTATGTATTGGGCATTGAATTCAGTGAAACAATGTGGTGAGAAAGCTCAACAATTCATTGCAGAAGAAAGAGAGAAAAACGGCGAATTCTTCTCGTTGGATGAATTTATTGATAGATGTATAATAAAGAATTCACCAGTCAATAAATCTGTGATTGAAAATCTCATTTATAGTGGTGCATTTGATAAACTCGAAAGGATAGAACATCCTGCAGAGAGGTTGAGACTGATTGAATCCTATAGGGAAAACAAGAGGGTTAAAGTACTTGAAGATAAGGACTTATTGACAAGTATAATCAAAGCACGTAAAGAGAAAGAAGATTGGTGGTGGACATTACAACAGAAAAAGTTGTCAGGTTTTGCTACATTCGATTATGAAGAACTTATTAATAGATATCATGAACAATTCTATGAAGCTGTCTATTATGATGTGAGACAAGTCAAGTATCTCGAAGGTGACAATCACGATATCTGTGCAATTATTGGCGGTTATGTTCTTGATATTGTTGAGAGGAAATCGAAGAAAGGCAAGTTCTGCATTCTTACATTAGAAAGTAACTATGAATTCATCAATGTGATTGTCTTTTCAGAATTATATTCTGAATATGAAGAATTCCTACAATCCAGTAAAGGGAACCTTCTTCTTGTTGATGGTTACATTCAATGGGATAAATGGAAAGAAGAATACTGTCTTATGACTAATTTAAATACTTCATTTACTGTTTTATCATAGGTTCATTCTTTCATCTAATGAAGTACACATTAAGGATGTGATAAGTTGGATAAAACGAGAATAAACAGTAATTTTACCAATGTTAAAGAATTGAAGATATGAAAATAATACTTGAACAAGGAGATAAGACGATAGTTTTGATTGAGACAGAAGGTGATGAAGAGATTTTTTTGGATGATATAACTAAGATTGATTATTCTAATTTATACGGTGAAGCAACAACGATTTCAGCACTATTGAACAAAGTAGGAATGTGGAAAGCGAATTGTGAGAAAGAGGCTAAAGAAGCTAAGTTGAACTGTGATGTATATGTTTCAGAATTAAAAAGAAAATACAGAAGAGAAGCTGCAACGAATGAAGGTAGAGTAAGAGTTGATGGTGAATCATTTAAATTGACAGAAAAAGGTCTTGATGAGATTATTCAGTTAGATACTGAATATCAGGATTTACAACTTGAATTGATTGAGCTTGAATGTAAGAGAGATAAACTTGATACATTATTCTGGGCAATCAGTTCTAAAGATAAAAAGCTGAATAATATCTTGCCGAAAGTCACCCCTAATGAATTTGTTCAAGAATTGGTAGAAGGTAAAGTAAATACATATATGATAAGAAAACCAAGTTTGTAAATTATGAAAATTAAATTGACTGAAAAGTTCTATATTGAACAATGTCTACATGCTCCATTTTGTTGGGATTTGATAAAAATTACTTACGGTAAGCGTGCAGGTAAAGAAAATGTTGAGGTGAATACTCCAGTTGCATACGGACTCACTCTTGAATTATTGGCTAAGAAAGTAGTTGATTATGAGATATTTGAAAGTGAAAAAGAATGGATGGAATTCAAAGAGTATATCAAACAATATAAAGAGATTGGTAATGAGATAGTTAACAAATTAAAATAAACGTATTAAAATAATTAAGTATCATGATTGATAGAAGTAAATACAAAAAACAGGTAAGTGTCGAAGATATCGATAGTAATTTGAAGAAAGCTCAAGACACAATGAAAAACCCTATGTTTAGTGGTCAAGGTGGAAGAGCAAGTTTCTTTTCTGTAGCAAAAGAAGGACGTTATGTCCTGAGAGTCTTACCTTCTAAGACAGGTAGACCTTATATTCCGCGTAAGACAGTCAAACTTCCTGTTGAGTGTCCTGTTTACAACAGTAATGGTGAAGACACTGGTAAAAAAGAAGTTAAGATGAAAGATATTTTCACTTCTGATGTCCATAGTGAAAGAATGGGTGGCAAAGATGCTGTTCTTACATATATTGATTATGTGTATGAATTGGCAAGTGAAATCCAGGATGCAGATGAAAGAAAGAAGTTCTTGGCACCAATCAATGGTTATCGTAATAAACAAAAACAATGGGTATGGGGTATCGCTGCTCAATTGAATTATGTTTGTTATGTATATGCTGAAAATGAAATCCATAGATTCGATATACGTCCACAGTGGTGGAAAGAATTGAAGAAGATTTCAATTGAAAGATGCGATAATGATGTTCTCAGTATCGATATTTTCTCAGATTACGAGAAAGGTTATCCTTTAATTGTAAACACGAGTCTTAACGATAAGAATAAACTCGAATTTGCACTTTCTTGTGATTTGCCTAAAGTTGGTGAAAATTGGGATGAATTCTTCGAAAAGAATATTGTGTCAGATGAAGTACTTGAAAGTCTTGAAGAACTTCCTAAACTTGAGGATATGTATGTAGATGTATTCTCACGTAAGGATTGGAATCTTCAGATTGAAGGTCTTGAAAGAATCGATGAGCAATACAAGTTCGGAATTTTCCAGAATGACCAATTCTTGGATGAACTTGAAGAAATTGAAAAACTTGTGCCTGAAGATGATGAAGTGAAAGAAGCTGCTCAAATCCCTACAAAGAAAGAGCAACCGGTAAAATCTAAACCAGAACCAGCAAGGACTAAGAAAAAAGAAGAATCAACTTCAACATATCCTCCTTTGATTAAGATGAAACTTGAATTAAAGGAATATATCGAAAGAGAGTATGAAGATACAGAAGAATTGCCATCTGACCTTTCAGTTACAGAGCTTCGTAAATGGTATGATTTAATGAAAGAAGGTAAAATGTTGCCTTTTGATGATTATAGAGAAGAACCATCTGACAATGGTTATCTTTCTGATGACGAACCTCAAGAAGACGATGAGCCTGCACCTATCGACGAATCTAAGACTACGAAAATTTCTTCAAAGTCAAGTGTCTCTTCGAAACTTCAAGCCTTACGTAACAGAACAAAAAGAAAATGATAAAATAAAGGGAGGGAGAAATCTCTCCCATAATTCGCTTTCGTATGAAGAATTATAAACTTATCAATATAGTTGTAATAATTGTAATATTAAGCTCATTGATTGTTTGTTACAAAAATTACAAGTATCAGAAGAAAGTTGAATCTCTTACAAAAGATATTGAGTTTTATACCGATTCTTTAAACACTTACATTAAATTATATCCTTCTACAGAATTTTCAAAGCTCAAGAAAGAAAATAAGGAACTCTACAACAAATTGAAAGAAAAAGAGTCACTTGTTGAAGCAATTGAATTTGAGTGGAAGTATAAATATGAAGGTCTTGAGCAACAAGTTGATAAGTTGCAAAAGAACGATTCGTTATATCGATTCAATATACAATCTGATACTGTTGGTTACGATTTGAAAGTCTGGGCTAATCATTTAGCAAAGTATAAACTTGATTTCAATATCTCAAACAAGTTCCTATTGTCACATCAACAAGTAGGAAACGATAATAGGTTTGAAATTACATCTAATCTTCCAGGAAAGATACAAGATGTAACAATTTGGACAAAACCTAAGAAGAAATCTCGTTTTGGTGCAGGCATTTCGATTGGTGCCGGATATGGGATGTTCAATAAGGATTTTGATGTGTTTGTAGGATTAAGTGGAACTTATTTAATTTGGTAAGATTATGTTTGTACAGATAAATAACAAGAGGATAAAGATTGCTTCTATTAGCAGATATAATGACGAGGGATATTCACAGTCAACCAAGAAGTTCAGAATAGCTTTAAAAATTTCCAATGTCTGGGAAAGCTTCTATTTTGACAAGGAAGTAGAGAAAGATAATGTTTTGAAAAATCTTGATAATACATTAAAGGTAACTGCATTATGACAGGAAAGATAATAATAAGCACTGATTGGCATTTGAAACCATCGAATCTTGAAGAGATTTATAAACTTCAAGAACAAGAAATTCGTGAAGCAAATAATCTCGGAATAACAAGTCACGTTTGGCTTGGAGATATTTTTGATTCGAGAATAAGTCAAAGAGAAGAAACTTTAAATGCACTTACTCGTATAATTGATTTATATAGTGCAATGGGACATAAAATTTATTGTGTGCCAGGCAATCATGATAAGAGTAACTATGAAAGTGAGAATTCGTTTCTTGATGCATATAAGTATCATCCTAACTTTAAATTGATTACAACTTTAGATTTTTTCTTGATTAATGACATTCCTTGTTATTTTATTCCATTTTTTGTTAATGAAATATGGCTCGATGAATTTAGTTCAGTGAGTGGAGAAAAGAATCATTCTAATCATGTATTATTTACTCATATTGCATTTGATGGAAGTATGAATAATGATGGTAGTTCTGTAGAAAGTTCTATAAGACCATCATTGTTTAAGGATTGGGGATTAGTATTAAGCGGTCATTATCATGATTATCAAGAATTATCAGATAATGTTATTCATCTTGGTTCATTGACTCAGAATAATTTTGGTGAAGATGAAAATAAAGGATTTTGGGTCCTTTATGATGATTTGACTTATGATTTGATTCCATCTGAAGGAAAGAAATTCAGAAAGATTACTATTGATTTAAATTCGACAACTCTCAAGCAGGTAGATAAGATTGTCAAGATGTTCAAAGATGAGAATCCTGACAATCTTCTAAGAGTCGAATTCAAAGGTAATAAAGATGAACTCTCTTCTATTGATAAGAAAACCTATCAAGAATTAGGTATAGATGTAAAAATAAAACTTGATGAAGTTGAAATACTTGATATAGAAACATCTGAAGAAGTGAAAGCATTATCATCTAATGATATAGTTGAACGATTCAAGACTTTTTGTAATGAGAATGATTACAATTATAACGAAGGAATAGAAATTTTAGAAAAAGCATTATAATTATGGGAAGATTAGACGATTTATCTGGACGAATAACAAAACGATTCGGTAAAGAAGCAATAGTAGGTTCTAATGTAGAAGTAGAAACTGTTTCATCAGGTTCTTTTGCATTAGATTATGTATTAGGAGGAGGATGGGCGTTAGGTCGAATTCATGAGTGTTTCGGAAACGAGAGTAGTGGTAAGACAAGCTGTGCTTTACATCTTTGTGCTTCTGTGCAGAAAAATCTTGGAAAAGCAATTGGTTATGTAGATGTTGAACAATCATTGGATTTAGATTATGTGAAGAAAATAGGTGTAGATTTGAGTGAAGATAATTGGATTTTATCACAACCTAATTCAGCAGAAGAAGCAATGGAAATCATAAGGGAGATGTTAGAATGTCCTGAGATTGGATTAGTTGTTCTTGATTCAGTCGCAGGTCTTGTACCTCAAGCAACTCTACAAGGTGAATCAGGTGAACAAAAGGTTGCTCTTGTTGCTCGTCTACTATCAACTCAATTAAGTATATTGAAGAATATTTGTAAGAAAAATAATAATATTTTATTCTGTATCAATCAATTACGAGATAAAGTTGGCGGAGGTTTTGGATTCGGAGGGGCAACTACGATGACTCCAGGAGGTAAAGCGCTTAAATTTTATGCTACACAAAGAGCAGAATTTGCAAGAATTGGTACAGATAAAAATGGTGATGTTGCAGTGGCGAACAAAACTAAGATTAAAATAACGAAGAATAAAATTGCTCCTCCATTCAGAAGTTGTGAAGTAATGTTGCGATTCGGTGTCGGATTTGACATTGTTCAAGAAGTAGTAGAGATAGCTGTTAAAAATGGAATTTGTCAGAAAAAGGGGTCTTGGTTTTATTACGGAGATGAATATCGTTTAGGTCAAGGTATGGATTCTGTTAGAGATGAATTGCTTCGAGATTCTGAATTGTTTAATGAAATTAGAGAACAAGTAAAACAATCGTTATGCAACCACGAAGATTAATATTAAGAAATTTTGGACCTTTTTCTTCATTAAAATACGATTTTGTCAATGAATCAATAGCTATCATAGGTGAGAATAGGACTCAGGATGACCAACTTTCGAATGGTAGTGGCAAATCAAGTATTTCTCAAGGTCTATTCTATGGTATATATGGAGTTAATTTAAGAGGTGTTCTCGATAAAAAACTTATCAGAGAAGGTGAAGATTCTGCATATATCTGTGTTCAAATTCATTGTCCTATTCGTAAGCAGATTCTTTCTATTGAAAGAGAAATCAGGACAAAAGGTTCGTCAACTCTCAAATTAGAGTTGATTGATGAAGATGAAACTAAACTTGTTCCAGTGACATGTGCAACTGTCAATGATGGTAACAAGTTTATTGCTAACTGGATTGAAATATCTGCAGAAGATGCTAAGTCTTATTATATTGTAAGTAAAGGAAACTATAAATCATTCTTCAATTCTTCAAATACAGAGAAATTAGCTCTTATAAGTCGTTTTATTAACTTTGCGAGTATTGATAAAACAAAGGATATCATTACTGAAAGATTAGATGAATTAAACGAGATTAAACGAGGTTATGAGAATGAAAAGTCTTCGTTTGAAGGAAAACTTTCAGCTTACGAGGAGCAACTTAATTTCATTCTTGAAGAGGATTTGGAAAAGAAAAGAAATGATGAAATCTCTGGATTGACTTATCTTATCAACGTCTACGATGACAATATTAAAGAGAAACAGAATTCTATATCGAATTTCGAAAAGTCTAAGATTGCAAAGGAGCGACAAAAAGAAGATATTGCTAAGTTGAGGAAATCTGTTGAAAAAGAATTGGAGGAACTTGAGGATAATTCATTTCAAGATACTTACAAAGAAATCGATGAAGACCTTTCTCTCTATAAAAAACAGAAAGAAGATGAAGAGAGTAAACTTAATAAATCTACTCAAAGAGTCAGGTCAATCAAAAAGACTATTGATTCGATAGAGATGAAACTTGCAGGTGTTATAACTTGTCCTAATTGTCATCATGAGTTTCTTCTAAAGAATGATGAAAGTGTAGATGATTTGAAAACTGAGAAGAAACTTTCTGAAAGTGCATTGAAAGAAGAAACTCAAAAGAAAGGTCTTATTGATAAATCAATTGAAGAACTCGATTCAATAATTGACGAATATCTCTCTCTAAAGAAAGAGACTCAAGCTGAAGAAAAAAAAATTATTGACCAGCAGATAAGTATTCGAAATAAACTTAAGACACTTTCGTCGCAATATTACGAAATTGATGAGAGTATTGTGAAAATTGAAAGTAATATCAATAAACTTAAGGAACAGATTGCAGACAATGAACAATTGAAAGTCCATAAGTTGAAATTGATAGACGAACTCAAGACAACCCCATTGAAGAAAAAGGATACATCACATCTGGAAGAAAATATCAAGAATCTTGAAAACGAAATTGAAAGTAAAGATAAAGAGATACTTCAGGTGAATGATAGGATATTTAAAGTTCAACAATGGACGACTCGATTCAAGGACTTCAAAATGTATCTTGCACTTGAACAATTGAAGAATATTCAATTCTCAGCGAACGATATATTGAAGAGGATGGGAAGTGATTTGAGAATAATGATAGAAGGATTCAAGAAAGGAGCGAATGGCAAAGTGAAAGATGAAATCACTCCTTATGTATTCAGAAATGAAATGGAATCATTCTTCTATTATTCAGGTGGTGAACAAGCTCGTTGTGAAATAGCTTTGATATTGGCATTACAAACGATGATAAATACTACCAAACAATATGGAGGTATGAACTTTTTATTTATCGATGAAGTATTAGAAAGTGCTGATTCGTTAGGTGTTGAAAATATCATTTCGTCAATTTCGTTTCTCAAACAACCTATTCTTGTTGTTACTCATGTACCTAAATTAAATGAAGAGATTCGTCAATTGAAAGTTATTAAAGAGAATGGTATAAGTAGATTGGAGGTGTAAAAATGAAATATTATATAGGAATCGACCCTGGAAAATTTGGTTTTGTATCAATAATAGACCAAGATGGGAAATTTGTTTCTGCATTTCCATTGTTGAAGAATAATAAAGTTGTAGACGTCAATGAAATAGTGAACAATCTTTTTGATTTGAGTATCTATGAAGATAATTGTCATATCATTCTTGAAGACGTTCATTCAATTTTTGGCAGCTCAGCAAAATCAAATTTTCATTTTGGTTGGATTGTAGGATTGATAGAAGGTGTAATTTCTTCGTTAGGGATATCGTACACGAAAATAGCACCAAAGACTTGGCAGAAACAGATGCATCAAGGTATTCCTAAGAACGATAATAAAAAGGTAATGAGTTTTATGGCTTGTCACAGAATCTTTCCTACAGTAGATTTACGAAGAACTGAGAAGTGTAAGAACGAAGATGATAATTTTGCAGATTCGTTACTAATGGCAGAATATGGTAGAAGAAATAATTATTAATTATGGCTATATATTGGAAATGTAAAAACAAAGATTGTAAGCAGTTTGGTAAAGAAGTGTTAGCTGCTTCATATAGAATGGGATATAATAAAGAGATGAAACTTGTACCTATCGAAGTGCCATCTTGTCCTGAGTGTGGTGAAGAATATGATTATCGTGAAGTCATTCCTGAGCAGGAAGGAGATATCAATATCAATTACTCATCATTCAATTCCAAGAGTAATGAAGAAAAGGCTTCAGTCTTGAAAAAGAGATATAAAGATGGTATCAAGAACACTATTGACGAGACTATCCGACAGAAGAGAAATCAAGTCACAAAATCATTTTTTAAAGAGATATAGTGTTGCAACATAGATAAAAAGTTGGTATCTTTAGGCAAATAAAATAGATATGGAAATAAATAACACTTTTTATGACAATTTGTGGGCAATTGTGTATAATACACAAAAGCAAATTTTAGTGGTTTCATTTCTTGGTGAAATAAGAGCGTATATTGTTGAGAGTTTTTCACCAAAAACTCGAGATGTTTATTTCAATGAAGTTCGTGGGGCACAAGAGATTACTGATTTTGCAGTTCATCTTACATTTCAAGCATCTACTGCGAATCCAGTAACTCTTGAAGATAGAATTCAAGGTCGACCAAAGAAAGATTTTAAATTCGGACACGACGATTATATGTGGATGATTAGTAACAAAGAAAACATATTTTAATTATGGCAAGCGAAAGATTAACAATCAGTGATAAAGATAGGATTGCAAGAAGCATAATCAAGCCTATCATAGAACAAGCAAGAAAAGAATCTGAAAAATTCGGGAAATTTGCGGATGAATATTTCAAGAAAATTCTGCCAAAAGATGTTATTGAATTTATGGATAAATACCCTAACACGGTAAATATCAGAGAAGAAATTTATTTATCAAGTCTTACAAATGAACGATTTCGTCATCTAAAGACATATGTTGAGGTTAATTATTTTGTGTATCAACTTATAACCAATGAAAAATTCAATGAATTGAAAAATTCAACAGAGACGAAAATTTTTGTTCAAAAAATGGTTGAACTGGAAAAGAAAGCGTCCAGTATCATGAATCGGACGAAATGTGCACTCGAAGATATCAATACAACAAAACAGCTTAAAGACAATTTCCCGGAAGCATACAATATTCTTATGGGATTCCCTAAAGAAAACGTTAAAGGGAACAAATGTGACGATATAGAGAAATTACGTGCAGAACTTTCAAAATTATAAGATTATGGTAAAATCGAATTTAGACCCTAAGATATTAGAAAAACAGATACGTGATTACAATACATTGTATCGTTTAGGTGAACCAAAAGTTACTGATACAGAATTTGATGAATTGGTAGAATTGCTACATAATATCAATCCTGATGCTGATTGGTTCAAGAAAGGTATTCAAGATGAAGTAAACGATAGGAAAGAGAGACTCCCTATTCCTATGTATAGTTTAGAGAAGGTTAAAACCTATGATGAGATTTTGAAATGGATTGACTCTTGTAATCTTGAATATTATGATAAACTCATTATAACACCTAAATACGATGGAATATCGTTATGTGTAAATGAGATTGCTGGAGATGCTTGGACAAGAGGTGATGGTGAATATGGTCAGAATTGTAAAGATAGGTTTGGAAAACTTATCAATTCCGAATGGAGGTCTTACGATAAAGTGACTTATTCTTTTGGTGAAGCAATCTTTCCTACAATCAATTTTTTGAAATTGAAAGAGACAACTCAATATAAGTCAGCAAGAAATGCTGTAGCTGGACTTATGAATTCACCTGCAGTTTCTGATAATGTAGGATTAATCGCTTATGTTAGATATGGCTGCAATAGAGAAGATTGGGATAAAGAAAAACAACTCGATTTTCTTAACGAGAACAATAAATGGATAAAGACTTTTTATGCAACTGTTTCAGTAGGTAGTCTTATGCAGAATGAAGATTCGTTTACAACTTTGATGAACAATCTTTTTGAGAATCTGACCAGTGGATTCAAATGCGATGGACTTGTAATTGATATTAATGATGCTTCAAAGAGAAATGAACTTGGTCGACTTGCAAATAATAATCCTAAATATGCAATTGCATACAAGAATCCTGATTGGTCAGAAAGAGAAGAGACGATTGTAAAGAGTGTTGATTGGCAGATTTCTAAAGATGGACGACTTGCTCCTGTAGTTAATATTGAACCAATAGAGTTGTGTGGAGCTACAGTTTCTCGTTGTACAGCCTATAATGCAAGATATGTCAGAGAGAATCTTATTGATAAAGGGGCAAGAGTAGTGATTGCACGTTCTGGAGATGTGATACCTAAACATTTAAAGACAGTTAAGTCTTCAGGTGATTTTAATCAAATATTACCTTCTATCTGTCCTGTTTGTGGTAAAAAGGTCGATTGGGATAATAATAATGTCGATTTGATTTGTTGCAATAAAGAATGTAGTGGTATAATGCTGGCAAGATGTGTCTATTTCTTTTCAGTATTAGATTTCAAAGAATTCAGGGAGCCAACAATAAAGAAACTATTCAATGCCGGGTACAAAACACCGGACAGTATTCTCTTATTGTCAGAAGAAGACTTAAAAAAAATTGAAGGTATAGGAAATGTAGCAGCAAAAGTACTTTCAAGACAGTTTGAAGAGTTGAAAAAGAAAGGCACCAATTTTGCAAAATTATTGACAGCCTATAATAAATTTGGAGGTGTAATAGCCGAAAAGACATGTCAAAAAATTCTTGACGGATTAAAGTTATATACTTGTAAAGATGTAGCCGATTTTGCAAAAGAATGTGATGAAAGCTGGGCGGCTGACATTGAAGATAAAGTTGAAGGTGTCGGATTCAGTACAGCTTTAGCATTTGTTTTAGGTGTTGAAGATTGGTGGGTGAACGACGATGACTCTGCACATATTCCTATAACTTATTATGGTCTTGAGGAAAAATCTTTTGAAGGACAAATGACGGTTGTATTTACCGGTTTCAGGAATAAAGATTGGGAGAATAAATTGAAAGAGCAAGGTCATAAGATTGGTTCTTCAGTTAGTAAGAAGACTACTTGTTTAGTCGTAAAAGAAAGAGGTAGTGGTTCGACTAAAGAACAAAAGGCTGAATCATTAGGAGTACCTATTTTTACGATGCAAGAATTTAAAGAAAAGTTTTTAAGTTGAGTTTTGAGTGCTTTTAGTTAATATAAATCGATTAAGAGGAATTTTGTTGTGAAACACAGTTCCTCTATTTTAGTTTAAAGAAAATGAGATATTATTATAGAGATAAAGATTGGTTGTGGATAGGTTTTGAATATCGTCCATATTTAGTTGCTGAAATGAAAAAGTTCAAATGTCATTATAATCCAGCAACTAAAGAATGGTATACACAGTTGAATTTAGAGAATTCTTCGAAGTTCAAGGGATTTCTTGAAGATAATGGATTTGTGAATAAAAAGGTGATTCAACCTCGTGACATAGAACTTAAACCTATCCATAAGATGATTGATGAAGAACTTCTTAAAGAGATGGTTGAGTATCTGAACTTTCCAATGATACCAAGACCATATCAGATAGAAGGTATAACATATATGATAAATCACGGTAACTGTATCAATGGTTGTGAGATGGGACTCGGTAAAACTTCACAGAGCCTTTTGTGTGTCGAAACTCTTGATTTATTTCCATGTCTTATCATATGTCCATCTACAGTCAAGTCAAGTTGGTTGAAAGAATGGAATAGATGGAATCCTAAAAGAAGTGTTCATATCATAGATTCTAAGGATAGTGAAAATACAGACTGGAAAGCTGACGTGACTGTGATAAATTATGATTACCTCTACAAAAGAGGAAAGTCTAAGAACGATATACAATTGAGATATACAAGGTCTCTTTCGAAGAAATGGGGAGCTGTGATATTAGACGAAGTTCATTTGTGTAAAAATCCTAAATCATTACGTTCAAAAGCAGTGATGAAGATAGTTGAAAAGGCCAATAAAGTATATGCTTTGAGTGGTACTGTCGTAATGAATCGTCCTCAAGAACTAATCAATATCCTGAAAATAATAGGTAGATTCGATATATTCCCTGACTTGAAGTATTTCCTCTATAGATATTGTAATGCAAGGATGACGAGGTTTGGACTTGATTCTACTGGTGCATCATATACTTCTGAATTATACGAGATAATAAAACACTATTGTTATTTCAGAAAAAATAAAGATGAAGTATTGACTGAACTACCTGAAGTGATAGAGCAGGTGATAGATAGTTCAATTACCAACATAAAAGAATATAAGAAAGCAGAAGATGACCTTATTGCTTATCTTGAAGAATATGATATTGAAGCAGCAGAACGTGCTAAAAGAGCAGAACATCTCGTGAGAATTGCTAATTTGAAGAAATTATCTTTAAAAGGCAAGTTAAAGTTCATAATCCAATTCTTGAAAGATTGGAAAGAGGCTGATGAAGAGTTGAAAGTATTGATTTTTGGAACACTCACAGAACCATTGGAACAATTACATAAAGAATTTAAAAAGGATAGTGAACTTATTATTGGCCAGACATCTACAGAAGAAAAGATGGCGAGAGTTGAGAGATGGAAGAAAAGTAAACAATTTTTGTTTGCGAATATTGCTACATTATCAACTGGAGTAGATGGACTTCAACAAGTATGTAGTAATATGATATTCATTGAGTATCCTAATGGACCTTCTCATCTTGAACAAGCAATAGCACGATTAGATAGAATGGGACAGAAGAATAGTACTAATGTGTATTATATAATGTCACAAGATACTATTGATATAAGGATAAAGGAAATCTTGGACGAAAAGACACTTGTCACTAACGCTATAAACAAAGGTATTGAAAATGTCTCTTCAAGTGAAAACGTGTCCCTTGATATGGCTTTATTGAAGAAATATAAAGCATCTATTGGTCAATAACAGATAAAAAGTTGGTATCTTTAGGTATGGAAAGAAGGAATATAATCATTTTTACAGATGGTAGTTGCAATTGGAAAATTCGTAAGGGTGGCATTGGTGTTTATATACAATGTGACGATAAAGAATATTTCATATCAAAAGGATATTGTGACACTACTATAAGTAGATGCGAATTGAGAGCTTTTCTTTCTGCATTAGAAGCTGTAAATAAATCTGAACCATCAAACGTAACAGTATGGAGTGATAGTGAATATGTTGTGAATGGTACTAAGAAATTATTCACCTATATTCAAAACAATTGGGAAGGTTGTGCTAATGTCGATTTATGGAAAAAAGTGGCGGATATAATTTATAAAAGTAAGAAGATGAGAGTAAGATTAAAATGGACAAGAGGACATGGAACTAACTTATCTGACCATATTGTATATGGAAATGCAGTTGCTGATGCTTTAGCTGATTATAAGAATTTTGAATATTACGAACTTGATAAAATTGAAGAATTATGAATGAGGATTTTGTTTTTACTAAAGAAGAGAAAGTTAATAAATTGTTTAAAGTTTTTAACGTATTAAGGAACAGTTTGCAGTGTAAACGTATGGTTGTTGGTGGAAGCATGGCAATGTATGTACACGGATTTTGTGTTGAACCGCACGACCTGGATATAGAGATAGAGGGGATAAGTGACGATTCTCTGCGTGCTCTAAGTACGATAGCAAGGATAAACAAGGACATGAAAAGCGACACCCTTTCCGAATATCCGGAAACAAGCCCTCTATATCGTATAAAAATAGAAGATGTGGATGTAGACATATGGGTAGTAAACAAAATAGACTACAACAGGACTGTTTTCTACAATAATACAGAATTCGGTGACGTTCTGAGCGTAATTAAGAAGAAAATGGACATGAAACGCGAAAAGGACTATAAATCATTAGTTGATTATATTAACCAGTTAACCTACTTTACAAAATGAAATGGAGTGACAGACAGTTAGCCATTTTCGATACATACGAACAGACAAGAAAGAATATTGCTATAAGTGCCACAGCCGGTTCAGGAAAGTCACATACTATTATTGAATGCTGCAAAAGGACATCTCCAGGAAAGAAAGTCTTGTTTATGGCATTCAATAAGAGTATCGCTGAAGAACTCAAATTGAAAGTTCCTGAAAGGATTGAAGTCAATACTTTTCATGCAAAAGGATTGAAAGTATTATTCTACAATTTCTCATTTAAGATGAAATTGAACGAGAATAAATGTTTTCAATTAGCAAGGAAAATATTAGATGTTAAAGATATACCTCAGAAACAACAGATGAGATATCTATTTGAACTTCAGGATATATGGAACACAATTAGAATGAACTTATTGGTTGACTACGAAAGAGATATTCCTTTGTTATGTATTGAGAAAGATATTGAATTTCGTGACAGGATGATTGAAGATATTCAAAAGATTGAATACGAATGGAGTAAGAGTGCGTTAAAAATCAATGGTAATAAAGAATTCCAGATGGATTTCACTGATATGTTGTGGTTACCATATACATTGCTTGATGACAAAGATTTTCCTAAATACGACGTCGTATTTTTAGATGAAGTCCAAGACCAGAATGTATTGCAAAGAGAATTGACTCAGCAATTTATCAAGCCAAAATTTGGTAGATTAATTTCTGTGGGCGACGAAAAACAGTGTATTTACCAATTTTCTGGGTCCAGCGTATCGAATTTTAGACTTTTGCAAAATCTGCCGAATACAGCAGTATTGCCGTTAGATGTAACATATCGTTGTGCTAAGAAAATTGTTGAGGAGGCTAAGAAGGTATTCTCGTTAGGAATCGAAGCTGCACCTAATGCAATTGATGGTATCGTAAGAAATGGTGAATATCAAGAAGCTCAAGTAGGTGACTTTGTATTATGCAGGAATAATCTCCCTCTAATTGAAGTGTTTATTGGACTTCTTAAAGAAGGTAAGAAGGCTACGATTAAAGGGAGAGACTTTGGTAACGCATTATGTGCTTTGACTGATAAGATAGACCGGATTGATGACCTCGAAAGGCTTAAAGAAGAAAAACTTGAAAGTCTAAAAGAAAAAGGTTTGTCTCATTCTGCAGCAATTAATAATCCTTCGTATTTAAACCTTGTTGAAAAGTGTTTAATCCTACAGAGATTATATTGTGTATGGCATAACATGGAAAGTCTTGAAAACAATATCAAACGAATTTATACAGACGAAACTGAAGGTATTGTATTAAGTACTATCCATAAGTCAAAAGGACTTGAGGCTGATAGAGTGTTCTTCTTGAACCAGGGTCTTATTCCAAGTACACATGCTATAACTGAAGAAGCGATTTATAGTGAATATTGTCTGAAGTTTGTTGCTATTACAAGAGCACGGAAAGAATTAGTTTATTGTTCAATATGAAAGAAGATAGATTAGATAACATTTATACAGTAGTAGATGCTGCTAATAAATTGATGAAGGATGAGGAATCTGGTATTATCAAGAGAAACGAATTAGTTAGAAAAATCAATAATATGAATAAGTTTCAACCTGGCACTATTAGGTCAGGAATTGACCATTGGTTTCAATCTCTAATCAAAGAAGGTAAGTTAGAAAGAATTGATAAAGGAATCTATAAAATTTTATAATCATGAAGAAAATCAAATTATACATTCAGGTCATAAAACCTGGGAAATCTTTTTCTGCGATTTGTGCAAATAAGATAAAAGAACTTGTACCATATCTTCCAGATGAGGAAATATTACAGACACATCTTGTAATCGAAAAATTGCAATTACAAAAAGATGAAAAGTATAAACCCAAACCTCTATATCTTTATATAGAAAGAAGTATTTTTAACGAAATAATCGGCAAGATACAATCAAAGGATAAAGATGCATCAACGGACAATATACCATTGATGTTTCAGGTCCCTTCTATCCCTGTTTGTATACTTTTCCCTGCAGATGCAGAAGAAATTCGTTAAAAATCAAATGAATAAAAATGAGTAATGAACGTATAGATAGTCGAGATATAATCTCAGACTATATATTCTACAGTAAGTATTCGAGAGTAAAGCCTGATGGTAAGAAAGAGACATGGCCGGAATCTGTCAGTCGAGTTATGGAAATGCATTATGAGTTTTTCAATGGAAAAATCAAAGATGAAAATAAAGATGCTTTCAATAAAGTATTTCAAGAGGCTTGGTCAGCATATTATAATCAAGAAGTACTTGGCTCTCAAAGGTCTTTACAATATGGTGGTCCTCAATTGTTGAAAAATAATTTTAGGTCTTTTAATTGTTCTGGAAGTTACTGTAATAGAATCGAATTTTTCCAAGAATTGATGGAGCTTTTGTTGTCTGGTTCAGGTGTTGGTTACTCGATTCAAAAAGTACATATTAAACAATTACCTATTGTTAAAGGAATCGATAATTCTAAAAAGGTTAGTACAGTCATAGAAGATTCGATTGAAGGTTGGGCTTTATCTACTGGTCTATTGATTGAATCATATTATAAAGGATTGAGTGATATCGAATTCGATTATTCGCATATTAGACCAGAAGGTGCTTTTGTAAGTGGTGGATTCAAAGCACCTGGGCCAGAACCATTGAAAGTTTGCCATGATAAATTGCGTAAGATTCTAAGTAAGGCAAAGGGCAGGAAGCTAAGACCTTTTGAACTTCATCTTATGTCGTGTATTATTGCTGATGCTGTAATAAGTGGTGGTATAAGAAGGAGTGCAATGATTTCTATTTTTGATATTGATGATGAAGAAATGTTGCAATGTAAGACTGGAGATTGGTTCTTAGCCCATCCGGAATTGTGTAGATGTAATAATTCTGTAGCAATCTACGAAGACACTCCTAAAGAAAAGTACGACAAGATATTTGAATATATCAAACAATATGGAGAACCAGGATTATTATTCATGCCTGACACTGAAGCAGTCATAAATCCTTGTGCAGAAGCATTGTTATATCCAACTTATACAAATCCTGATGGTAGTAAAGAATATGGTTTTAGTTTTTGTAACCTTTGTGAAATTAATGGAAAGAAAGTCAAAACCGAAGAAGACTTCTATAAAGCATGTCGTGCAGCAGCTATATTAGGTACATTTCAAGCAGCTTATACTGAAAATCTACCGTTACTTTCAGAAGCTACACGTAAGATAATGAAGCGTGATGCGTTACTTGGTGTTGGTATCACTGGCATGGCAGATAATCCTAATATTCTTTTTAATGAACGAATACAAAGAAAAGGTGCGAAAATTATAAAAGAAGTGAATAAAGAAGTTGCTGAAATCATTGGAATTAATACTGCAGCAAGGACAACTGTAATTAAACCTTCAGGAAACGCGTCACAATTACTTGGATGTGGTTCTGGTATTCATGCTTATCATTTCCGCAAGTATATTCGTAATATTCAAGCGAATAATAATGAGCAGGCATTGAAAGAAGTTATTAAATTGAATCCAGATATTGCAAATCCTTCATTTTGGAATAAGAAAGGTGAAACTGTATTATCTTTCCCTATTGAACTTGATGATGAAACAATGGTTCGTACAGATTTCAGTACTCTTGATTTTCTTTATAGAATCTATACTACTGAGAAAGGTTGGATTATGGAAGGTACTAATACAGAGCATCCATCCTCAATAGCTAAACCTAAATATCATCATAACGTAAGTTGTACAGTTTCAGTCAAAGACGATGAATGGAATGAAATTGCAGATTGGATATGGGAACATAAAGATGGATTCTGTGGATTGAGTTTCTTACCTGAAACTGGTGACCTTGATTATCCACAAGCTCCTTATACTTCTTATCTTGATGAAAAGGAACTTGCTGATACATATGGACAAGGTGCAATACTTTCTTCAGGTCTTATTGTAGATGGATTACAAGTCTTCGGTGATATATGGACAGCTTGCAATGCAGCGACTGGTAAAGCTAATGACTTGTTGGTCTATACTGACGATTATCTACTTTCATTCATCAAAAAACACATTAAAGATGGTAAACTTCTTGTGACTATAGATGGATTGTGTATCAGTGACGTCAATGCAATTTCTTCTTATTTGCAACACAAAATTGAAATGAGAAATGATTGGGTCCGTAGATTCAAGAAGTTCTCTAAGAATTATTTTGAGGGTGATGATGAAAAATGCTCACGTTGCTTAAAACATGTGAATATATTCCATCAATGGCAGAAGATTAAGAATCAAAAACCAATTGACTGGGAGAATGTTGAATGGGAACAAGAATATAAGAATGTAGGTGAGAATGTAGCGACTGCTTGTGCAGGTGGTTTATGTGAATTGAGATAAATCCATTAAGGCTAATTTGTGTACTAAAACGCTGGTGAACGCACAAATTAGCCTTATCTTTAAATAAGAAAATGAAGTATGGACGAACAATTAAAATCATTTATCTATCATAAAAATGGTTGGACTGATAAAGTTTCTCCTGAGGTAATAAAACAAGCCTCAAGAAACAAAAACATTAATGGTGAAAAGATTATGAGACTTTTTCTTGACGGTAAATGCATCTATAGAGGTCCAGTTCAATTTTGTCAGAAGAAAAAGAAAGATTACTGTTTAGTTTATGGTATTGCAGATAAAGAAACAATTAAAAGACGTTTTAAAATAACTTATTAGATTATGAACAAATTACAAACATCTATTGGAATTCGTTTTGAAGTAGAAGGATTTCATAATTATCCTGATGCATCAAAAAATCATGGTGAGTTGGTAAAGTTCTTAGAACAATCTCACAGACATATCTTTAAATTCAATTGTAAAAAACGGGTTAATCACGATAATCGTGATGAAGAGTTTATATTACTAAGGAGAAAAGTAAAACAATATATAAACCGAAAATTCCCAGTATTTGAATCAGGTTGCGAATGCTATGATTTTGGCTCCATGTCATGCGAAATGATTGCAAAAGATATCTTGAAGCAATTTGATTTTGACTCAGTCGAGGTCAGTGAAGATGGTGAAAATTATGCTATAGTTGAGAAAGTGGAAGTGAAAGATGACTCTACTGAAGAAAAACCTAAAAACTTCAATGAAGCATTTAAAAAGCTAATAGTAGAACTCCCTAAGATTGAGTTTGTAGTAGGTGAAGCTTTCTCAGGTAAGACCACATATGTGAATAAAGTGAAGCAAAAGAATGATGGTGTTATTGAAGTTGGTGATATAGTTCGTAAATTGACCTATTCTGAAATGAGGACATTCGACTCAGGTCTCAGTGAGGTACTTTGTGAAAGAATATGCTCAAAGATTTTATTTGAATGGAACTTGAAATCTATTAACAAGATATATATTGTAGGTTGTAGACAAAAAAGTCTATTCAATAAGATTATAGAGACATTAGTTCAAAATTCTTCTAAAGTTGACTTTACAGTTACTGTATTGTCTGTGAAAGAAGAGACAAGAAGAGAACGTTTTGAGAAAGTATCAAACGAAATAAAGAATGAACAATATTCTTTTGAGGAGATTGAAAAAGGTGATGCTGAAATAGGTCTTAAAGACTTTATTATTCATCTTGTAACAGCACCAGAATTAAAAGATAAAGTAGAAATTAAATTTAATTAAAAGACTATGAAAATATTTGTTACTCCTCCTATGAATCATTTGGAATTGAGTGAATTAGGAGATAAGAACTTCTATATACTTGGACAACTTTACAAAAGAGATGAAAAGTATCGTGAATATACGAAGAATGCCGTTAAACAAGGTCGTTTCACTATACTTGACTCAGGTGTGGGAGATGAAGGTGAAGTATTGACCAACAAAGAACTATTCAAATTGACACTCGAAATCCAACCCAATGAAGTAATACCTCTCGATGTTCTTTATAACAAAGAAGAAACGTTGAACAACTTCAATCAATTTCTTAATTGGATGAAGGATGCAAGAAGAAAAGGTTTCCTCTACAAAAGGACCAGTATACTTGCATGTCCACAAGGTGATACTTATGAGGATTGGATGGAGTGTTACAGGTACTTCTTGAATAACGACTTTGTTTCTTGCATTGGTATGAGTAAGAAGGCAATTCCTCACATTATGAAAAATCCGGACATTGCAGAAGCAAGGACTTTATTGGTTGCAAAACTCGAAGAGCAAGACTTGCTACGTAAACCGCTACATTTTTTAGGACAAGGAAATCCAATGGAATTCAGGTGTTATAACACTAATCATCATGCAATAAGGTCAACTGATAGTTGTTATCCTATCTTGTCAGCACTGCATGGTGTGGAAATTGAGAAGGAAGGTGTATTCAAAAGAATACCTACACCTCCAGATTACTTTGAGAAAGAGGTGAAAGAAGAAGATATCGAATTAATCAAAAAGAATGTTGATTATCTAAGAAGATGTTGCACAAGTACTTTGAAATAACAATTTCTTATTGGGCAGAAGATGAAAATTCTGCAAGTAGGAGAATGAAAAAGTGTCAGAATGTGATTGCTTGTTCAGCAATTAATTATACTGATGCAGAAGCAATTGCTACTAAGTGGGGCAATGAGAATATCGATGTTGAGTTTGATATTAGTCCTATCAAAGAAATGAATATTTCTGGTATTCATTCAGGAAAAGGATTATGGTTCTTATGTAAAGGATTATGGTTCGAGACTGATATGAGAGGTAAAGTGAAAGAAAATAAGATACAATATCTCATACAATCTGAAAGTTCTACGAAAGCAAGTGAAATGATGAGTAAGATTCTAAATCAAGATTTTTTCAGCGAGACACGTGTTGTTGATATTAAAGAAACTAAGATTGAAGAGTTTATTACGTGTTAGCCATGTTTGTATATTAGAGTTTTGAAGGGGCTTTGTTGTGAAACAAGGTCCTTTCTTAATATATATTAATTTGATACACAATTTGGACATAAACTTTTGGTATCTCATAGAAAAGTAGTATCTTTAGACATCCAAAAGAATAATAATTAAAAACGAGAAAATATGAAATCAAAAATCAGTACATTTATTATCGAGTGTCTTAGGACAGATGTGATAGACAATCTCGATACATTATTGTGGGAATACGGTAAATTCATGAAAGGAGTTTATGAGATAATTCCTAATTCTAATCTCATAGTATTGACTGTTAATAGTCTCACATCAGGTTTTCAATTGAATTTAAATGAGATTGAAAGTCACTTAGCAAATTCAGGTAGAGTCATCAAAACATTAATATTGTAATAATTATGGAAAACGAAGTAAAGACTAAAGTGTGTAAGAAGTGTGGTCAAGAATTACCATTAGACCAATTTTATACTTCTGTAAATTGTAAGGATGGACATCTTAATGTATGCAAAAAATGTAAAAATTCACATGATAAATTACGAAATCAAATTAAAAAAGAATCACAATCAGGTATTCATAAAGTTTTTGTAAATCCTGATTTGGCAAAATTTACTCCAAGACAACTTATTGAAGAGTTACGTGGCAGAGGATATACAGGTGAATTAAAATATGTCCAAGTCATTAAAATTTAATTGAAAATTGTTGGACCGCGTGGTCCAAAGGTGTATCTTTAAGCATTCAAAAAAGAAGAAATATTATGGAAAGAAAGACAAGTATCAATGATTTTAGATTCGAGTTAGCAGGTTACGGTCTCTATAGAGTAATATACGTAAGTCCAGCAACTGGAGGAAAATGGTCAACAATGATTAACGATATGACATTGATTGATGCTACTAAAAATGCAGATGAACCGAAGCAGAAAGATTTGGAAAATTTGAAACGACTCTGTAAAAACAGTTAATGATTATGGATAGAAAGATACTCGAAAAAGCTAAGAAACTTCAAGCTCTTGTAGAAAGAGGTGAGATGGGTGAAGCATTAGCAGCTAAAAGAGCTTTAGATGCATTATGTTTGGCTAATGGATTGGATATCGAAACTCTATTTAATGAAAAGAAAGAAAGGAAATATTTCAAATTGCCATATTATAATGAATACGCTCGGAAACTTCTATTTCAATGTTTACATAAAGTTTTAAATGTAGGTTCTTTCGAGTATCGTTCTAATAAATATAAAACTGTTGTTTCTATTGAACTCACTGATGCTGAATATATTGAAACTAAAGAAATGTATGAATTCTATTTTAAACAATGGAAGAAAGAGGTTAAGTCGATGATGAACGATTTATACGAAGCATTTCTGAATAAATACGATATTTTTAGTGAAGATGCAGAATCAGATGATACAGAAATGACTCCTGAAAAATGGGAGAAGATTCTTCGAATAATGCGGATGAGTGAGCAGCTTGAAGATGTCTCTTTTTTAAAAGGAATCGAGTAACTTCAAATCATTTAATTGATAACAAAATTGTATTTTTATCAAATAAGGAAAACTGTTTCAAGTTGTTTATTTTGTTCAATCCAACTTATTTGTTAATTTACTGCAAACTTGAACAGTTTTCCTTTTAAACAATTATAAACGATGGCAAAATCAAAGAATCAAAACTTTGGAGTAGGAGATAGAGTGAAAATCCTACATTGTTCAAATTTGATGTTAGTAGGTAAAGTGAGTAAAATAGCAAGTATATGTGGAACTGGAAGTACGAAGTATTATCATCTTGAGATAGACGGTGAACAGCGCGCCTTCATTCCTCAAAATCTGGAATTGGTAGAAAAAATATAAAGATAAACAAAATATTTAATCAATTTAATAGAATTAGATTATGAAGACATTAAAAGAACTTCAGAAATTAGGCGGTTTTCAAGGAATTGGAGCTTTGAGATGTTCTTCTGGTAATACAACAGTAGCTATGTACCTTGAGAATGAATTTGTTAAGAATAAATATTCCCATGATTGGGATTTTGACATATTTCTTCCTAAATATGGTTTTAATTTGCAACGTCCTTATGTTTGGACTTTGCTTCAACAGCAAGAACTAATTTGGTCAATGATTTTAGGACGTTCTATTCCTCCTGTAATAGTTATTTTGCATGAGCATCGGAAGTTTGAGGTTATTGATGGTAAGCAGCGTATTTTAACAATCAAGCGTTTCTTAAATAATGAATTTCCAATTATTGTAGACGGAGAAGAAGTATTTTATAAAGATTTAGGAAATGATGTTCAGTATCAAATTCAAGCTCGTAATTCTTTGGTAGGAGAGATTTATTATTCTTATGATGATGAGAAGATAACAGATGACCAAAAGATAGCACTGTTTAATTTTTATAATTTTGCAGGTACGCCTCAAGAAGAAGCTCATCGCGAGAAGTTATTAAACGTTTTAAATAAGTGATTTATGAATATAGTAAAAGAATTAAACCAAACAACCAAAAAAGAATGACCTATACAGAAGAGAGAACCTACTGGTTCCAGTGCATGATAAAGGCACATGAGTACGGATTGGATGCGGAAGTGGCCGTAATGGCACTTGAATATTTGAAGGAAGACCCAAAGTTAAGTATAAGCCAATGTCTGGAAATGGCGCTAAAGGATTGGGATATATGATGCAGAGAGGGATTGTTTTATATATTGAGTAGTAGATAAAGAAGGAGACAAAGAAATGAAAGGAAATATATTTGACAAAATAAGAAAAGCATCTAATAAATACATAAAGTATATGATTGCTTGTGACTGTGTAGCCAAAGAAGCACAAAAACATATAGATTGGGACAATAATGTTTCGTGTGAATATTATCCCGGTGATGGAATATGTATAATGATAGACGAGCATGTTTGTTATGCTAATACATTCTTTGACTTGGTAGAAGAATCAGAAAACGATATGCTTGATAGGGGAACTTTTATGAGAAATTGTATTTGACATGGAAAGATATAGGATTGTGAAAGAAATAGGGTATAGCGGCTGTATTCCGATAGTCGTGTATTGCGTACAAGTCAGAAAAGACAAACATCTTTCGTCTGAATGGGTGAATGTAAAGGGGTTTGATACCTATAGGAAAGCAAGAGAGTTGTTGCATGTTTTAAACGGTGATTGATATGAAAACAATTAAGATTTCAAATTTACAAGAAGGGGATTTGTTCATATATAAAGACGTAATGTATGAAATTGTACATAAGGACAAATGGGAAACCTATTGTAAATATGTCAATGATAAAAGCCATTTAGGAGGATGGTTTTCAAGTGAATATCTTTATTGTAAATTTAGTAATTATACAAAAGTAGAGATTTAGATGCTATGAGTAAATATAGATACAGAGAAGTAAAGAATTATATCCACAACGAATTAAAGTTGACTAAAGAGGATATAAAGGAAATTATGATTCCAATCGTGAAAGAAGAAGTCAAACGTATCTTTCATAACACCTACGGAAACGACGTTGATATAGAGAGGTGGGTTCGTTGTATGGTTTCCAACGAGATACAAAGACATGGTGATTACTCTATGATAAGGAATTTATGCAGGGAGATAATTAAGGAAGAAATTGCCGATAGGTTGTCAATTGATATAAGCCTTAAAAGAGAAGGAGATAAAATCATGTTGAACGAACAAGAACCGTAAAACACATAGGAAATGAGCAGGTTTGAGAAAGAGATACTTCCTTTCATGGAAGAGGAAATTATGCGAAAACTCCGTACATACAACGTGTACAGTATGGAGGAGTATGAGGATATACGAAAGGCAGTGAGGTATTCAATCAGATTTTGCAAGAAACATAAAATTGTTCGATGTGAAGATAAAGATTAAATAAATAAAGGGACAAGAAATGAAAAAGTACAAGGTTTTATTTTGTGATATGGACGGCACGTTAATAGAAACTGCAAGTGGTGAGACGTTCCCAAAGGGTATATGGGACATGAAGTTTAAGTTTGATGTTTTGGATGCAATAAAGAATTTGAATCCAAAAGCAATATTTATTGTAACGAATCAAGGAGGGATAGAAAAGGGTTTGTTTCCAGAATCACTTATTTATGTCAAATGCCAGTACGTGAATGATAGTATAATAGATTATTGCGGTATTGATACGTGTTTTAAATATTGTAGAAGCAATGATAGAAGCAACCCAATGAGAAAGCCTAATACTGGAATGCTTGAAGGGCTTTTTAATAAATATAAATCATGGGGTTATGCTTGTAATAAAAATGATTGTTTAATGATTGGTGATGCAAGCGGCCTCGAAGGGCAGTTTTCAGACAGTGACAAGAAAACAGCCGAGAATTTTGGCATAGACTATATGGATGTCAGCGAGTTCGTAAATGTTTACGGGAAAGGGTGTGATTATGGGATTTAATAGAGGAACAAAGTTAGGCGCAGAAAACAGAAAAGGGCATAGATGGATAAACAACCCCAACAATGCGCATAGAAAGTGTACGAAGTGCGGCTGTATGGTCGATATGACTTCCTCAAAAGGAGAAAGTATCTATACATACACAGACAATAAAGGTAATAAATCGGCTGAATGCCCTAATTGTATTTGATTATGGAAGTAAGTTATAAAATATTCGATTCAATAGAATATAGTATTCGTTGTGAAGAGCATGATATACATTATCCAAACGGGCCTTATCCTACTGTAGAAGAGTTTACCTATAAAGGCACTGGAAAGGTGGTAGGGTATATAGATGGAGGCTTTTTTAGGAAAGATAAGTTTTTGATAGTGGATAAGGAAACTAAAAAGTTTATGAAAGTGAAAGTAAGTGATTGTGAAATATTAGAATATTGATTATGGAAGTAAAGAACGGAATAATAATAGATGGAGTGCTGCATGAAGTTGTAAATTATTCAAATGATTATGATTGCATTATATGTTCTCTTCATAAGGAATGCGATGAATTTGAAAGAAAATACAAAATACATTTGTGTAATATAATGAAGTGTTTTCGTTTCGCTAATCGTGGCAAAGTAACGGATATTAAGATAGATAAGGAGGAATAAATGATGCACCAGTGTAATTATTGTTGTTGGTATAACGAAAGATACGGGAATTGCGATTGTCCGTATGTAATGAAGAAGTTGTCTTGTGATAAAGCTAAAAAGGAGAAAGAAAGGAGCGAGAAATGAAATCAAAACATCCATTAGATTGGTATAACGAAAACACACCATCGGAAGATGAAGAATACGAAAAGGGATGTCTATCTATCGCCTTGATAGTAGTAATCATTTTCATTGCATTAACGGCTATAATTTTATCTTACGAATTATGAAATCAAAACAAGTATTATCAATAGAACAAATGAAGCACTTGCAGGAACTTGGATTGAATACAAGTGATGCAAGTATGTACTGGAAAAGGGTATCACATGGAAGTCGTATTGACGATAAATCAAAAGGTAAATGGTTTTTGAGTTTACAGAAGGAGTTTCAAACTTGCGGTTTTATATCATATGAAACACTACCTACTTATACCTTACAGGACATTCTCAATAAGCTGCCGACACTTATAATTATAAGTTCCGATTTTTATAAGATTTGCATTGAACCGTCTTGTGGATATTGGGATATATATTACTATAAATCTGATGCTACAGAACTTATCTCGAAAAAGTCTGAAAATATTATTGATGTGGCTTACGATATGTTGTGTTGGTGTATTGAAAATGGATATATTAAAAAGGAGGGTGAATAATGGAAGCACATGTAATGAAACTTGAAAACAACTGTGTAATTGTTGACGAGGAATATTTTAATGAGATAAAGAAGAAGGCAGAATCCAACCAAGAAAGGATAAACGAGATTGCCGAGGAAAAGTTTTTGGAATACGTGAAAGATAGCGGTATAGAACTCTTCTATGAAGTGAACGGAGTACCTTATATATTTCATCATAGTTTGTTGAGTGAATTGAACTATGAGGAAAGAGGTTATCCGGAATCCGTGTCAGAAAAGGTGAAGCATGTTATCGCAGACGATATAACCGAGGCTTTGAATGATAAGTTTAAAGGACTGAAAGACGAGGCTTTGAATTATGCGTTAAGCGAGTTTGACAAGCGGAAACACGGTTTGGAGGCTACTGCAAAAATATGGAAACATTTTGCATTAATCTTTATCATTACGACTATTGTTCTAACAATTAGATTATTTATACAGCTATGACCGAAGAACTTGTAACATTAGAGACAGCGAAGCTACTAAAGGCGGCAGGATTTAAAGAAGATGTTAGTAGCTTTTATGAATTGGTGTATAAAGGAGGTAGTGGTCCTGAGTATGAGATAGATGAAAGCTACGATGCCCAGAATTATAATACAGACGTTTACTCTATCTCTGCTCCAACTCAATCCATTGCCCAAAAGTGGCTTCGTGAAACCAAGAACCTGCATATCACTATATATAATAGTGCTTCCGGCTATACATACGATATATCTAAAGCGGATATGGGAACGGTACTTTATTGTTTCCCCGAAGGTCCGAATGATGGAGGTAATTGGGACACCTACGAGGAAGCATTAGAAGCTGGAATTATAAAAGCATTAAAATTGATATAATAAAGAAGATGATACAAAAGCTACTCGCACATCTCTATCAAAAGAGAGTGACAAAAACATATAATGATAATAACGATGGATTCATATGTAACTTCGTACTCACCTATAAAGATGAGAACGAGAACTATCATAATGTAAGTTGTTACAGTGTGAATTTCGAACCAATTGTGATTGGTAAAGAAAACCTCTACTATGTGGAGCTTGATGTACATTCAATACAGAATGTAAAGTACAACAATAAGAGAGATTATTTGAATCAAGCAAAAGTGTTGAAAATGGAACTTTTAATCAATCCTTGGGAGATTGATATAATGAAAAAAGAAATTGAAAAGTACTATAACAAACAAAATTCGTAAACTATGTATTATCTATTAGAACAAGAAAATGAAGAAGACCTTACATTCGAACAATTCATAATGTCTCAAGAAGACAATGAAGAAATCATTGAAGAGACACAATTAATGAATGATGTTTGGTATTGAATCACAAAACCCATAGCATAGAAAGAATGTTTTATATATCTTTACCGATAATTACAATAAGTAACATAAGAAATGACACAGGTAAGTAGAGAAGATATAATTAAGGAGGCTCCTGACTTTGTTCAGATAGCCTCTAAACATATGCAAGATGCTTATGTGGAATATGAAAGAATTCGTATCAAATTAGACGAATGTCCTGATAGATTTGTCACATATGAAGGTCATAACGGTGTGTTGCATTCAATCGACCTTAAATACGTGAATCTCAAGGGAGTAATGAAAAATCGTGGTGCAAAAGAAGAAGATATCAAAGATGCACTTGAAATTCGTGCAAAAGTCATTGTACCACTACTTGCTCAATACAATAGAGCACGGTCAAAATATATGCATACATTTGACCTTTATAATGATAGAAGCAAGGCGCTTGCAAAGCTAACGCCAATGCTCCTCGACCTATTTGGCTCTATGTACTCAATAAAGGATGTCAAGAAGACAATCAAGAAGAGAGAAGGATATGATTTAGAAGAAGGAGAGTTGACAAAATTCTATAATGAAAATAAGTCAATAATTGAGAATAGACAAAATAAATACGTAGTAAAGAGTGATAAGTATCGTGTAGCAACAGAAGCGGGACGATTAGAAATCCTTAATGATATACTCACGGACCTACAACTCAAATACGAAGACCATATCGACAGAGGTCAAGAGACGAAAGCATTGATTATATCACGAGAAATAAGAGCAATCCTGGAGCAAGCAAGAAAGGAAGTAAAAGGGAATGAACTCAAACTTACAGTTGACGGAAAAATAGATATAAACGCAACAATACATGGAGGAGAGAACATAAGTAGAGTGATGCGTGATATACCTATAAACAGTATAATCATTGGACTCGTAAGTGCCAAGTCAGGAATAAGGCCAGAGATAATGATAAACCAACTTGCAAGCTCCTGGTATAAAGACTTCAACGGATTCAATAAGAATATCCTTGGACAAGAGAAGATAATGCTACCTGGAGACCTCATAAAACAATACGATTGGAACGACTTGGAAAAGAAGAATGAACAATTCCTAAACGAAATGAAACCTATTGAATACACTGAGGCAGAGATAATTCAAGAGGAAGAAGGAACAAGCAAGAAAGACTTGATAAGACAGCGTCTAAGACAGATGAAAACTAACAATACACACTGATTTCGTTGTTCATAATTAGTGAAATTTTCTCGTAATTGTAGGCCTTAGGAGTCGCGATGATTGCTAAGGCCTTTCTATTTTTATGGAAATAAGGTAAAATGAATAAAATAAAGCGTTTTGTGCAGCGAGATTGATATCTGACGCGTGTATCGACTAATTCTTAATTATATGATTCTATAAATAAGAATGGAAGGACATGAAGAAAAAGTACACAATTTGGACAACATTTTATGGTCGACTTGTTGTGTGGTCGAAGAATAAGGTGTATCTTTACAATATCAAAAGAAGAGACATGTGTAACAATTTAAAACAAAAAGATTATGAACGAAGTATTTAGACCATTGAGTGTAGGAGACCAAGTAAAGTTCTTAATGTACAGCGAGGACGAAGTAGTAACAATGACATGTACTGGTACATGTGACGAGACAGCGACATTAGGTTTCATTTCGTTTATAGACAAGAGTAACAAAGAGTTCTACATGGACGAATGTGAAGTGCTCTATGCAAAGAATGGCGATGGTGACGAGATTGGAACAAGGTTCTATGAAGATAGTGAACGAGAGTATCTCTACGTGGATATCATTGATTATATGGGCGAGTTGTCATATGAGCAATTGCATAAAATAAAGATGTTCATCAAGACATTATGACAAAGAAGCTCACAATGAAGAGAATCAGGGAGATTATTCGGGAAGAAGAATACTCTCCCACCAAGATACTCCTGTCACTTGAAAAAGATGATGAATACATCTACCTAAGACCAAGATGGATGTTCAGGAATGCAATAGCTGAGGAGCTTGAGGCAGCAGGTATCAAGTTTGAGAAGATAGTTGACAATGGACTTGTGTATAGAATAGAATCTCTAATTGATGTTGAAGTAGACGAGATATATTGAGACTATGAAGAATATATACTACACAAAAGGGAACTTGAAGAAGCCATGGAGAGTGACCTTCTATCATCATGGCAAGACCTATAATGTAGGCTACTTTGCCACAGAAGGAGAAGCACAATTAGCACTCAAGAAAGAGAAAGACAAACTCAATATAAGTTATACAACAAAGACTGGTCAGACAAAACTTAAATCAAGTATTCCTACAATACTCAAGATTGTTGATAGTATACTGAATATAAGTGACGAGTTGACTACAAGAGACAAGAAGGATATTGAGAGTGCCAAAACATTACTCGAAAGAGTACTTGACAGGTACAAAAGATGAACGAGAAGTAGTATCTTTACAATGTGAGATGAGAAATACGTCAAACCCTATTATTAATCCATGTTATACATTTGTTATAGTATTATTCATCTCATATCTATAAACCATAATTAAACAATTAAAAACATGAAAAGAGAAAAAGAATTTGTAGAGCTATTGAAGGGTAATGAATTAGACCTCCTTAGTTGCAAGAAGAAGTATCCTGACGACTGGAGGCTTCGTTGTGCTGAAGTAATTGATGTCATTGATGAACTCAAGATTGATTCAATAGTCGGTACAGAGGTGAAAGATGGTAAACTTGTACGTTACATGATATCATTTCCTACTGAAAAAGACCATGAAGCAACGACGTTCACCTATGATGAATTCACTTCACTCTACCAGAAGTATGATAAGGATGAAGAAGCCACTTATAAGATTTCACATTATGTCATAAAAGATGGTGAGAATCATGGTTATCCTATCACATTCGAAAGTGTGAATATCGATAAAGAAGGTGAGATATGTCTTGTCTGGAAAGACTATAAAGGTAACACTTATCTTGAGAAGTATTGATTGACCTATGACAGAAGAGACGTTAAGTCAACTCATAGAATCAACATACAAACAACTCCCTAATAAATTGATGTTCCAAGAAGGGACAAGATGGTCTGCAATGGTAGAAAGTAATACCTGGAGAAAGAAAGGTGTTGACGAAGAAATCATTGCAGACCATAAGACAATCAATTGTGTCTATGAGATGATGGATGGAGACTGGGAGATAGTGACAATAAACGATATACCAATTGAAGAATGTATTGACTAAATAAAGAAGATTATGGAAAAAGACCTAAGAAACAACGTAAAGTTCATCTTGTTCTGCATAGAGTGTCTACAGGCTGGCGTGATAATGACACCTAAAGAATACGAAGTAGCGTTCATGGCGGCAGAGAAGTTCGAGGGATTTGACGACAAGAGCTTCGAGAACATGAAGCCCGAACAATTCGCGCCCCGTATGAATGCTATGTTGCAGGCTATGTCAAAGAGAAAACAAATCATTGAAGGACTTACATTCAACCTGCTTACAAAGAAAAGCCTGGGTGAACTGATAGACAGCAACCTTGTAGAGGAAGTAATGAAGGCAAAGCACGTTGCGGCAGTGATGGCAGACGAACTGTTGGAACCGGACGAGAAACTGGAAAAGGTGGTGACTGACGGACGACGTGTCATTGAACATTTTATTGACCAATGGAAGAATGTTCCTATGGAAGAGAAGAAGGAATATGAGCCGGAAAGTGACGCTCAAATCATAGAATAATATGAAAGAAGATGTATTTCAAACAGCAATTTTCCTAAAGAAGAATATCGATAGATATAGACAAACTCTACAGGAATTGGAAAAGATGAAAGAAGATGAACGTATTCGTATTGCATCTAACACAATGAATATCTATATAGATAAAGAATTGACCAGAAAAGTAATTGAACTTATACAAGATGAACTTAACAAAGAAATCATATACAATCAGGACAGATTCGAAAATCTCTAAAAAGGTTGGTTAATATGAATTAATCTTGTACTTTTACGATTGGAAATTTTCTTTCAAGTTTGACATATTTAAAGGTTAGGAGGAGGAATGAATTCGGTGACGATGAAGTTCCTCCTCCTTTTTAATTTAAAACAATTTATAAAGTTATGTATCCTAATAAGATTAGAATTAGTAATGGTGAAGGACAAGTAAGCATTACTGCAATAAGTAGAGCATTTGAAGTTGGTCAAGTTGCTGAGGATTTTGATTTGTCAAAGTACACCTCTGTGGAGCACGATAGTGATAAGAACTTCTTAATTATTCCATTAACTGCTGGAACTGTCAAAGTACACCTCTGTGGAGCTCCTTCTATTGAAACTTATACTATTAGTGAAACTGAGGTTTTCCGCTTATATGGGTTCTCCTATGCCTTACCTTATTGATAAGGTGTTTGTTGACGGTACTACTGCACAATTTAATATAGGGTTATGATTGGGGTCGGTACAAGTCTTTTGTTTGACAGGAGGGCTGGCAAGGCTGGTCCTCCTATTCCACCCTTCAATAAAGCTATGGTGGACGCGTGGTTTATGAGTGGGCTTTCCAATAATGACAAACCCTCTTCTATTAGAGGGGTAAAAGGAAATGATTTGGCTCTTAAGAACTTCGCCTACTCCTTTTCTTCTGGATTCGGGAAATATACAGTAGATTTTACAAAATATACCGGAAGTAATACAACATCTAATTCTATTTCAATATATAAAGAAGCAGGAATAGATAAAGGATTTGCTACGATTGCCTATAGTCAATTGGAATCCGATATTCCTTCTTATTCTATAGAAATCAAAGGTCTTGATTCTGGACAAATATTGTATTATTATAGAAACAATGAAGGTCTTGAAAAGAATGTTACTTATAATAAAGATGGTATATATGAACTTCCTATATGTTACAAAGAAGGTGAAAAAGGCATCAGTGCTGGATTCACTATAAATTCTGTAAATAATATTACCATCACCCAACTGCCATCTGCCTATGAAGGCGCGCTGGTATTCGACGGAGTGGATGATTACGGAATATGCAACAATCTGCCTATATTGACAGACTATACGGTGATATGCAAAAGAGAGATAATAAATAAGGAAACCGGTTCTGTAGCAAGTAAAAGAACTTCATCCTCTCAATGGGACGGTGCATTTATTTTTGAAAGAAATAATCAGTTAACCAGCTTCGGACAAAATAACTATCGTACAATTCAACAAGACAGTGTGTCTTATATGACAGCTACTTCTTATAATGGAGGTATTATAAGTCGTGGCTCATTACAAGATACAGAATATTTGATTTTAGGTGCTGATGGTTTTAATATTGATTTGAATAGAGCACACGGATTTTCCAATTGCGCTATCTACTACTTTGCTCTCTATAACAAGTCTCTGACACCCGAAGAGATTGAGACCGAGAAAGAACGACTTAATGAAGAATGGTTGAAACGTAAAAACTGAATAATATGAAGTGGTTAGTTATACCTATAGAAGAACTAAAACAGTTCGATAAAAACTGGGAGACAAGACGAATGAGTAACGACGGTACGAAAGCGTTGCTACATGAAGAGACGTACAACATGCTTGTACCTCCTATCATGATGCTTTCGGAAGGTGAAGCAGTTATGAAAGATGTCGTTTATCCTTATCCTTTGATGGATGAGGAAGAGATTACGAATAGTAATGAATGGACTAAAAATGAAGAATTATGAAAAGAGATGAGTTAATTAAGAAGCTTAAGCAATACTTCAAAATTGAAGAACTTGTTTGTCCGCATGTATACAATAAATACAGAGAGGAACAGATGTGGAGTTTCTTCTCTATGGCAGCACTTGAGACATTGTTGGTGCTACGTGAATATATTATCCAGAAGCCTTTTATCATCAATAATTGGAAGAATGGTGGTAGTTATTCGCAGCGTGGCCTTAGATGTAACATTTGTGCAATTCCTAAAGAAAAGACCAATCTTGAAAAGGTCTATATGAGTGCACATTGTACAGGCGAGGCATATGATATCACTGTACAAGGCATGAGTGCTGAAGAGGCACGTCAGCTCATTATAAAGAATCAGGATAACCTTCCTTATCCTATAAGACTTGAAGATGGAGTGAGTTGGTTACACGTCGATACTTACGATATGGGTAATGGTAAGAAGATAACTCTTTTCAGGGTATAAATTGAACTTTTATTTGCCAAGTTAGAATGCTCGTTATTTCTTGTTTAATTGCAAGTTTGACGAGCATTCTTTATATTCTTATATCTCATATATTAAAATATGTTTAGACCTGTGGTCGAACTTTAAAGAATCTTAATTTCGACCACATTATTGGTGAAAGTGTTGCTACACGTGTCACAAAGGTGTATCTTTAGGTATCCAAAAAGGAGATAATAAGTCGAACGATTAAAGATAAAGACAATGAAAAAGTTTAACGCAAGATTAGGACGTATGGTAACTTATAACTTTTACCCAGTAAAAAATTCGTTATCGAGAAAATCAATCCCAATGGAACACTTTGATTTGGCAATAGGTACTTGGAAAGTATTACACGTTAAAGTTGAAGATGTTTGTAGAAAAGTAAATAAGTAATAACAATTAAAACATATAAGATATGAAAGCAACAGAATTTTAAGAAAGGTCAATCAGTAGTCGTAACTACTAAAAATGGTAAGGTAGAAGGTACTATTTCAGGTGTTGATATGAATGTTTGCACTTTTGAAGCTGACTATTCAGTAAATTATCTGAAAGAGGGTAAAACATGGACTATGATTTGTGTACCTGCAAGAGCGATTGAATTAGCATAAGTTTAACCAACAAGGCGAACAAATTACCAGAAAAAGTTGTCAGGTACATAAACTTTTGGTATCTTTAGGCATTCAAAAAAGAGTAACAATTTAAAAACGAGAAAATATGAAAACAACAGTTATGACAGTCGAGCAATTGAGAAAAAGAGCAAGTGAACTTGGTATTAAGAATATCAAAAAGTATAAGAAAGACGAACTTATCGCTCTTATCGAAGAGGCAGAAAAAGAGGTAGGACTTGAAGGCCAGACTCCTGAACAAAAGCAAGCGCTCAACGACTTCATCAAAACCTACAATGGTACTACTAAATGTAACAACGAACAAATCATAATCACTTTCGACGAAGCACATTTTGATGATGCAAAGAAGAATTACAAAGCCAAATCCTATGGCCTTACAATATTGAAAGCTGATGATACTCTTCGTACAATTTCTTTCACTATAAGTAAGAAGAGAAAATCTTCTACCAAAAGAGCAAGTTATCGTCAAGAAAAGCCTCGTGGTAAGCAATCGTTGGAAATCTATAACATGATACTGGAACATCCTAATTGGTCACATTACAAAATCCGTACAATCATGAATTGTACCTATACGAATGTACGTCGTGTATGGTTGCTTTATGTAAAGGATAAATTCGAGGACAAAAGAGTTATCAAACCAACAAAGAAAAATAAGTAATTTGTTGTCCAATTGATGATAAATGTGTACCTTTACAATGTCAAACAAATAAAGATATAATTATGAAAAAGCAGCTTATAAATTTCTTCAATGGTCGATTCGGTAAGAAAGTATTAAAGACAAAATATCGTGAATGGTGGGTACGTTTCTGGTATGGAGTAGGTGCAATTGTTTGTGCTTTTCTATTCTTTGGAATGATACAGTTCTTGTCCTGGCTTTCTGATTTGATTAATTATGTATCTAAATAAAAATATTTTATAATTATGGAAACATTTAAAAGAAAGAATATCACTGTTGAATGTGACTATGCTAAGAAAGGTGAATCATTTACATCTATAGTAGTAAAGATGAAAACTTTTGATAGTGGTACTATTATTGCAGAGAAAAGACTTGTTGATTCATCTTTCTCTAAGGAAAGAGTCGATAAGATAGTTGAAGAATTACTTAAACAACATGTTACTGAATAAAATTCAATATGGAAAGATATAAAGTTGGAGAAGTGTTTGAATACGAAGGTATGGTATTGAATAGCGATAGAGGATGATACGACGCAGGTAGAAAGCGGTTGTAAATATTGTGCTTTGAAAGATTTCCCGTGCAGTCATATAGATTGCGGTACAAGAATGAATCCAAGTATTCGTTTTGTTGAAGTTTCAAAAGAAAAGCTTATTGCAGATGCACTGCCAATAATCCAGGACGTCATGCCTTTGCCGCCACTTGAAGATAAGACAAATTTTATTGATGATTTGGATTTGAAACCTAAAAAGAAAGGTCTTTGGGACTATTTGAAATTATTATGGAATAAAATTAAATAAATTATGACAGAATTGTATATTATAATCGTATTACTTGCAATGCTCGTACTTCTATTTATCATTTGGTTTCGATATGATGCACGTCACAAAAACGAAATGCAAAGGTCTATTGATTCAATAGCTATCGACTTGATGTTGATGGGTAAACGGGATTGGAACAGATATATCAATTCTATGATAAGTCATAGGTTGAGACTCATTGAAGAAGAGAAGTATGAAGAAATTGAGAATATTAACAGAATGATAGATAAAGAAATTCGTGACTTTAAAGAATATTACGATGAATAAAATTCATTTTACCTACAAGAATGGCAATTGTCCTTATATTGATTGGCTTTGTGAGTCGAATAAATTGATACTCTTGTCTGATACAGAAATGTATAATCCTGAAACAGTTTCTCTTATTGAAGACATGCTTCAGATACCTGCACATGATATTCTTATTCTTCAAGCGAATAAGAATATCACTCCATTTGGATTAAGAAAGATTATGGATGTACTTGGTGAGATTTCATTTGAGAACAAAAGAAAGACCAATGAATTGTGTACTATCTACTTCTTTGAAAATAAGAATGTCCTTTATTGCGTTCCTCATGTAATTATACCTTGGTGGGAGCTTTGTGAGACGATGAGTGAAATAAAGATATCTCTACCGTACTTCAAACCTTCTGTGCAATAGCTTGAAATGCATGTTAATTCTTGTTTAATTCGAGTTTTGACATGCATTGTATAGAATGATATTATTAACAATTTAAAACTTTTAGATTATGACTGAATTGATTTTTATTTTTGGTTTAATATGTGTAGTAATTTACTTTTATCTTTGCTTTGAAGTAGCAGCGACAGCAGAAAGACTTAAGAAAAGTGTTACTTTCTGGTTTTTCATGTCACTTTTCATAACACCTTTCTTTGCTGCTATAATGGTACATTGTTTAGGTAAGAATGAATGAATATCAAGACACTTTAAGATTTGTATTTAAGAAAGAACTTGTAATTTTACAATATTGAGTTAAACATACATACTGCTAAAATTATTATTTTAATTAAAGGGCGAGGCGTTGTGAAACGCCTCTTCTTTTTTAATAATACTTGAAGAAAGAAAGGAACTCATAATTCACAATTCCATCCTCTACAGCATTAGCTTCTTGTTCGAACACAATCTTATGATAAGATTCATGACCAATTTCCTGGAACCCTTTGAGCCATTTCTTGAATCCGAATTTCATGATAGGAGGTGTTTTCACTATTCCAATAATGAATCTTATTACACATTCAATACAGTACCAAATGTAGAATGTGAATGGAATGAGTAGCAATAACCAGAGTGTATCAAATGCCAACGAGAATGCAAGCCAGATGAACACTCCTAAGAACATACAACACTTCCATTGGAAGGAGTGAGTTTCTTCGTGCTTGATGAATTTTTCTGAATAATATTCAGGACCTTTCTTACATAAGAGCCAGAGCATGATAAGGATTGCTTTGAAGTTAGGCAATAACAATCGTGCCAATTTTGAATTATAAATAATTTTCATACACAAAATATATTTAGATTAAACAAACTGTCTAAAGATACAAACTTTTTCTTTGGTCGTACATTGAAAAATTTCTCATATTTTAACAGTGCTGAGAATCAATAAGTTATCCGTTCAATAATCGCATAATCATATAACCAGGAGGTTATAAGCATCTTCTTCTATATATAGAAATAGAGAAAGATAATTATAACCGGCAGGTTATGTGATTATAAAGAGGCTGAGGTGATAACTTGTTGATAATGAGAAGATAACAACATTAGGGAATCTAATTGTTTACAAGTAGAGTGATAAGACGTATCTTTGCAGCATGAAAACCCAAATCTGTGAAGATATTGTTTGGTTGTTTCATAAACTAAATTTGATTTTTGGATGAAATTATAAGAGTACAGCGGTACTCTTATTTTTTTTGCATATGTTTGATATTAGAAATATTCTTTCTACTTTTACAGCATCCAAAACGAATGAATTAAATATTTAGTTTATGAAAAAAGAACAAAATAACCTTTTTATAAAAGCTGGATTTGGAATTAGAAAATCCCACAAGAAATCGATAGTATACAATATCATATACGCTTTACTCAAAGCTGAAGGTAGAACATCCACTGCAAAACAGCTCAGTGAAAGAACTGGAAATATCAGTAAAACCTTATTTACAAGTGAAGGTAAACTCAAGAAATGGATTATGAATGAAACCAATCTTGGTATAACTGCAATTCATAACAATATGTTGAGTTTGAAGATGAAGGGTATTTATACTTTCAATAAAGAGACTGGTGAAGTACATGTAGAAATAATCCCAGAGGATTTACTGCAATACTGTACGATTATCCCTAATTACATGAAGAAAGATTTTATTAAAGATAATAAGAAATATACTTGGACTGCTAATTGCCAATTGGTGTTTGATTATTTGAATAGATTTAGAAATTGTTTAGAAGCTGGTGTTGAGAATAATTCATTTACAAGAGATTATAGAGAAATAAGAGAGATAAAGAAACAATCTATTGAGAACAAAATAACTAAAGAAGAAGCTGAAACTAAGATTGAAAAGATTTTATCAAGGACGAAGTTATGTTACGATTCAATTAATCCTATTGCACAATTATACCTAAGGTCAAGGACTATAGCTAAGAACATTGGACTTACAGTTGATGAAGTGAGAAAAGTATTGAGACAATTCAGAGTATTTTTTGGCAGCAAAGCTTGGAGAAGACCTACAGAAACAGAAGTATTGACGCGCGTTGATTATTGTTCAAAGAGTTATACGATAGATATCCCTAAAAGAAGTATGTTACGTGAAATGATTGAGAAGTTTGAGAAGAAATGTGATAAAGTGATATCGAGAATGATTGAATTACACCATTCATATGTTTATATTTGACAATTGATTAATTTGACGGGATAAGTTGTAGAGGTCAATTAAAATTGTTATTTTTACGCATTAAAACAATATTCCGTTTAAATTAATACAAATTACAATATGAATAATCCTAAAGAATTTACGCAAGATGAATTCAATAGATTTGTTGAGAAAAACAATCTTGAAGTATTCACTAAGGCGCAAGTAGATGCATTTTCAAAGGATGTTATCGAAAAATCAAAGAATAAAGAAATTGATGAATTTGAGATAGCTTGTTGTACTGCTGATTATATGTCTTTGAAGCCTGTGTTTGTACGTAGCAATGATTTAATGAAGAGTTTGATGTTCTACAGAGAAGCGCAGAGAGAACCAGTTGAAATTCCTGATGGTATCTTCAAGTCTATAGATGATAGAATGTGTTTTTGCTACAAAGAGACTCCTTTGAATATCTTGAAAGGGATTGCAGGTATCAATTGTGCAGATGATGTTGCAATTGAGAAAGCAAAAGCTCTTCCGCTTGGAACAGAAAAGATGTATGGTGGTAAAATGTATGTCAAGACTGAGAAAGGTTGGAGACTGAAAGGTACTGGTAAAAAAGGTTTGGCAACAGATAAAGAAGCTCAAGAAAAGAAATTTATTGAGAATTTAGTTACTGCATATAAAAATCACGGTAAAGATAGTGTTCAATTTCAAACTGCTATGTTAGCCCCTAAAAATACTTATAAGGATGAAAAGGAGATAAATAGATTTTTAGGAAAGTTAAGTGCAGCTATAGAATCCGAAACTAAAGAATCTAAGAAAGAAGATAAAAAAGACTTCTGGAAGTTCTTCAGCAAGTCTTAAAGACTAATTAATCTTGAGGTTTAAAATGAAACATATAAGTAAATTCAAGAATTACATCTACAGTTTCTATTTTCCGGTACTTTTAAGTATTCCTATATCGTTTTCGAACACAGCATCATTTATTGAGCAATATATGTTCCGTGATTGGGAATTCCTAAAATATCTAATGATATTAGTTGTAGTTGATACATTAGTAAGTTGGGTCTTTCATTTGAAGAATAAAGATTTTTCAAGTAAAGGGTTCGGAATGATTGCAATGAAGCTAATTATTTATAGCGCTCTGTTGATTGTTTCGCATGTATTAGGTAACTTTACGGTTGAAGGAGGAAGTATAGAATCATATACTTGGTTTAAATCGGTTGTATGTAATGCGTTGATTATACGCGAATCAATTTCAATTGTAGAAAATGCTTCTAAATTATATCCAAATTTAGTTCCAAGTCGAATCAAGAAGTACTTGGCTGATTTCGATGAAAACGGTTCTCCTAAAAAATAAGAAAGATGGCAAGTGATTATTTACCTGGAGTTTATACTCGAATAGGAACTGAAGAAAACCCAGGAACATTTCGAGGAGGTAGTGGAAGCGGAATTTCTAATTCAATGCCACCTATTACTGTAAAACCTTGGGTTTTGAAGAATGATAAGTGGAATATGCGCGGATATTGGATTTCTGGTGGTATATTCAATATTCCTCCTGTATGGCTTATGAACAATGGCATTTGAAATAATTCGAATGTTTTGGTTGAGTGACGGTATATGGAGAAATGAATAAGACTTTATTCTCAGATAACGATATTTTGGAATAAATGAATTCGTTTGGACAAAAGATTTAATTTGGAAAATTATGAATAAGATAGATTTTTATCAAATAACAGACGGTCAGACCGGTGCACAAGTAGCTTCAGGTTTAGATGATAATTTTAATGCCATTGAGACAGCATTGAATGAAGTTGAAGCAGGAGCACAATTGAAAAATCCTATTCAAATGGACCCTAACAGCGGTATTATCAACAGTGAGGAGGACTATAACAGTATTCTTCCCGAATCCTATCTGACGGAATATCCGTGGCAGGCTGAATATGCAGGCGGTCTTC